GTTCATATTCGGTTTGTTCTGTATCTGGAATATCATCAAAAAAATCATCATCAATATCGTTAATAGAAAGAGGTTCATTTTCTAGTATTGAAGGTGGTTCGTATTCAGTTTGTTCTGTATCTGGAATATCATCAAAAAAATCATCATCGATATCGTTAATAGAAAGAGGTTCATTTCTTATAGCTTGTTCATATGATTTTACTACATCTCGCTTCAGTTGTTCTATCTTATCAATATATTCTCTATCTCCCATTTCCAAACCATAGTGTAATTTCATTAATTCTATTAGCTCTATTTTATACGAATTAACAATACCGATTAGTTGTAAAGATAATATTGTATTCTTTTCAGATTGTTTTCTAGAATGATTCATTAGTTCTTGTAATAGTAATTCGGTTTCACGATACTTTTCCGTTGTAAGGAGATTATCCCTTATACTTACACAACTTTTTTGTTTGGGATTTTGGTAGCTATAGGTTTCAAGAGAACCTATATGTTTTAAAAATTCTCTACATATTTCAATATGTCTATCACCTGCATAAATGAATATATTCGAGCTTTCTAAAGGTCGATTACCAACAATTCTAGAGTTATATCTTTTGAATACACGAGATAAACAATACATATCGACTGATAATGAACTGATATTCATTAATAAAGCTACAACAGGTTCAAAGTATTCAGGAAGTACAAACGGAATATGTCTTGATTCCTTCATATAAGAAATGAGTTTTCCAATCTTATAATCTACAGTAAGATTGCATAGAGATTGATATTTATCAATAAAAAAATCAATGATTTTCACTCTCATATTATCATCAACTTTACTTAGTTCTTTATCAACATATTTGTTGGTCAATGTAATATCCATTATATTTTTTCCTGTCATTTTTCCAGTATCAATCAGATTGGATAATACTTCAATTGCTTTATCTCCTAGCCTTCTTAATACTGATAATTTCAATTCAAAATCAATATTCATAATTAGGATATTGTGTATTACTATAAGATATAAATCATCATAAATTTCATCAGGATTCCACGATGTTCTAACGTTGATATTATGAATCCTCATTCTTTGACATTTAAAAACTTCACGAGTTGAAGGTTGAAGACACTCTAAAAAATCTCTGGTTATATCATTCATTATTTGACTTGCTGATGTTACTGTACTTGTTCTTTGATTGAGAACAGCTGTAAATATGGTGATAAAATCATGATTTGGATGTGAATACAACATATATCTAAGAGTATCGCTAATGGCTTGTGATGTTTGAATGCCTGAAATATCATAATGTGATAAGTCTCCTTCTGTTTTAGGCTTGCTAAAACTAAACATTGATAATTCAATATATAGGTCAAAAAATGAAGGAGAATTTTCAGATAATCTCTTTATATACTCTGAAAAACTTATTGAATCCATTGGTAAACAATGGCCTCTGGTATCTTTATGTTTTTCACCAAATAGATAGAATGATTTTCTATTGAGCATCAATTTATAGAAACTTATAGGTCCTTCAATTATATCTACATTATATGTTTTCGGAAATTGAAGGCGGTCTATGAGTTGTTTTAATACAGGATTTACTGTTTCTTTTATTTCTTCTTTTTTCTCATCTGATAAATCTTCGATATAAAGAGCATCGTAAGTTTCTTTAAATGCTTCTATTTTTTCAGGTTCGCTTAACTTCATATCTTCTGTCATTTATAGATAGAAACTTATTTCTAATTGAAAAATATTACTATTACTATAACTAAATATACTGAATTTTATATTGAAAAGCAATATAAAATTTATAATTATAAAACATCAACTACACCATCTGTATAAGTATGTGTATCTGTTTGAAATGGAATTTCCGATATTTGTAGTTTGAATTGATATGGAAAAAGGTATGCATTATAACTTATGTTTACAGTCTCTGGTAATGACTCGTTTATAGAAAAGTAAAAACGGATATTGAAGTCAGAGTATGTTGAACAAAGTATGATTTCAAGGTCATTGTCAACAGAACAAGAATATAAATCATTAATATACAATTCTGAATAATATATATTATTAAGTTCAATACAATCTATCTTATCTAATGAATTAGGAATGAAATAGTCATAATAATACTGATTTTGATTTAAAACTAATTTCAAATCAGCCGTTTTCAGACTAAATTCAATCTTATATCGATAAAAGTTTTCATTCTCATTTCTGCTTATATTACTTATCTCTTCATTGTTGGATTGCAGAACAGTCTTGTTTTCCATAAAATTATTAAAGTGAATCATTATTTATACTCTGATATAAGTATTTAAATTGAGTTGCTTCGTTTAAATCTTTTCTACCTTTTTCTGTTTAATTTGAACTAGTTCTTTATTCTGTTCTACAAATAGTTGTTTGTAATTGAAGGAACAACTATGAGTATGAATATGACCAGAACAATAGTAGTTAGAACATCTACAGACATATAAGTCTTTTAGCATCATACTGATTTTCTTATTACATAACTTACACTTCAGCATTTATTTTATAATCTAAAATAAATATAAATTTTAAGTTGAACCTGAAACAAGAACAGCAATTACTGTTAAAAGGAACATTAAACCACAACCATATAATATATACTTCTTGGCTTTATCCTCATCAAAGTCTGAAAATTTAACTACATATACAACCCATGATAACATTAATAAGAGTCCAATAACAAGAATGACTAACATATTCTTTCTCTTTTCAGGAGTAATCCTTAACACAGCCAAACCTTTATGTTCCTTAGAACACGTACAATTTCCCTTTTTATCATAACCACAACCATAAGGGTCATTTCCCTCACAAGAACAATCGCTACTAGTTAGACAAGAACATACGTTATTTACGCATTTTCCAGGCGGAGTATCAACTCCATTACAATCAGAATCAACACTACAATTTTCACAGTATCCTTTTTTACTACAAGTAAGATTACTTCCATGTATTCCTAATTGTCCACAATCACCAACTGAACCACAATCTGGTTTATTTGCAAATAAATTTTTGTCTAAAGTTGGTTTTGGTTCTGAACTTGGACCTGAACTTGGATTCAAAATTTGAGAATCAGAATTTTCCATTTATTAGTATAAATAATTTAAATTTAATTAATTTGAACGATATATTCAAATAATAAATGATTCGCAATGACCTTGAAAACAAGGTTGAATTAGTAGGAGAAGTTAATGATTGGTCAATTGATATTGAAGAGATTCTCGATAAAATCAGACTAAATTCAACTACAATGTGTGAATTTCATAAAGGCAATTACTATAATGCAAAAGGTCGTCTTAAGTTCTTTAAACTTCCAACCATAATCCTATCTGGAATAACTTCCGTATTTTCAGTTGGCTTGCAACCTTATCTTGAACAGGGAATAATAAGCGTAATAACGTGTTTAATAGGATTGATTATAGGCATTATAAACTCGATTGAACTCTTCCTAGCAATTCAAAATACAATGGAAAGCGAATTGAAAATAAGTAAAGATTTCTATCTATTATCTATTGACATATTCAAGGTATTAATGTTAAATAGAACTAATAGAGTCGATAAAGGGAGAATATACTTAGAAGAGAAATATAATATGTATTGTAAATTGGTAGAAAATTCAGTTCTTGTTAATAGAAGCATAGTAGACAAGCTTGTCCCAATAGAAGATATGATAATAAAGAGAAATACAATCAAAAAGGAAATAAGGAGTTCATCACCAATCAATAACTTACTTTCTGGAATCAAGAATAGAATAAGTAATTTAACTCCAAATTCAAAAGGAAATGATGACAATAAAATATTAGAAATGATAAATAGTGAATCGGAAGGTGATTCTATTATTAAAACTATTGTGATTGATACTCAAGTTAAAAATACAATAACCGAAAATAAGGATGAATACGTGTAGTAAAATTTTAAGTTATATTCAACTTAAAATTTAATTGGTTTGTGTCTTAATACTTGCTTTACATACTGGACAAACTGGATTATAATGCCCCCATTCTTCAATACAATTTTTATGAAAGATATGTTTACAATTTAAAGTTGATACCGTATCATCATCTTTATAATCATCAGAACAAATTGAACAACTAGAGAATGTCTTTTCTGACTCTGAAAAAAGTTGAGATTGAACATCAAGCTTAATTTTATCATTTCTTTCAAGTTCTTCACTAGCGGAAGCTTGCTGAAAGAGAGAATTAATGAAATCTTCTTGTGAATTATCTGGAAAGTAGTTCATAAAATTATCCAAGAAATTAAAGCTGTTAAGCAGTTCATTCATCCTAATGTTTCTCAAAGCATCATTGTAGATGACCTGAATCTGAACTTCCATATTTTGTCTGTTGAAATCTCTGAGACAATTATTACAACCACAGATGCCTCCATATAAATGAGATGGTTCACGGATATTGATTCTAATATTATTATTGTTTTCCATATTCTTTATCTATGGAAAAATTAATTTATAAATTCAATTTAAATTAGTCATAATTTTACCGTATCTATCAAAAATTATAAAAATGAAAAAAATACAATTTAAACCATAAAATCAGCCTATTCCAAATGACTCATATCATAACTAATGAAGAAATTGAATTTATTATTGACTTTATTAAACCACAGGTTGGTATTCCCCTCGATAGTGCGATGTCTATCGTCGAGAACAATAAGGAACGTTTCAGAAAACAACTCAGAGGACAAGAAGTCTATACTGAAATCATCCCCCAACTAAAAGGAGAAATCGAAAGGAACTACTTCAATACTCTAGTTCAAGCAGGAGAAAGTGTAGGTATCATATGTGCGCAAAGTATCGGCGAAAAACAAACTCAAACTTGTCTTAATACTTTTCATTCTGCTGGTATTTCAAACAAGACAATGACTACAGGTGTACCCCGATTCCAAGAGCTAATCAACGCAACTAAAAATCCAAAGATGGTGAACCATAAAATTTACTTTAATGAAGGAAGAGATTCAATAGAAAACCTACGGAACGTAGTTGGTCATACCATTACATGTCTCACCCTGAGTGACATTTCAAAATCAATCACTGTTGAATATAATAAAGAACCAGAAGATTGGTACGAGGTCTACAAGGTGTTTTATAACGACGAATTTACACGTTTCAAGAACTGTGTAATTGTCAAACTAAATATGGGTAAGCTTTTTGAAAATAAACTTACAATCGAGAAAATCGCAACTGTAATTAGCTCTGAATTTTCAGACTTACATTGTGTATTTTCTCCCTGTCAAATAGGTGAAATCCATATATTTGTTGATACTTCAGACATTACTTTACCCGAAGATAGGATTATGTTTATTAATAAAGAAAACGCAGTTGAAATTTATCTTGAAGAGTGCGTAGTTACAACTGTATCAGAAATTCATGTATGTGGTATTTCAAGCATAGAGGAAATCTTTTATTCTCAAGATGATAAGACCAAAGAGTGGCTTATCGAGACAAATGCCATACCCAATAAGAATGCGAATAAACTTAATGCATACAAGAAATTACTCTCTCTTGACCATATAGATTTTACAAGAACGATGTCCAATAATATTTGGGATATATATGAAGTTCTCGGAATTGAAGCTGTAAAGGAGTTTCTAATTGAAGAGTTTACAAATATTATGGATGGAATCAATTCTTGTCATACAAAGTTATTAGTAGACAGAATGCTTCACGGAGGAGGAATTGCATCAATTACTAGATACACACTAAAGAAGGACGAGTGTGGACCTATGGGCAAAGCAAGCTTCGAAGAATCACTAGATAACTTCTTGAACGCTGGCGCCGCTGGTATTATTGAACCAACAGAAGGTGTATCATCGGCAATCATTTGTGGTAAAAGAGCAAATATCGGAACTGGAATGGTTGAACTCAAAGCTGATTTTAATAAATTACTAAAAAAGAAATAAGAGATTCTTATTTAACATATACGTAGGGACCTTCACCGTTTACTTGTTTTCCTGATTTTGATGGTTCAACATCAACTGATTGTCTTAAACAATGGACAAACCAATAAAACTTACCACTATTCCCGTATACTCTAAATTTACCCTCTATAACTTCACTTGAGTTATAGATGTTGATATTGCCGTTATATATGGGTGAAATTTGTACTGTAAAATCAGAAAATGATTTTACATACTTAGGAAGAGAAACTTCAACTGATTCGCTATTTGTTATCTCTGATTCTCCTCTATAATACACTCCTGCTTCAGGTCCTTCCAAACACCCGTGAACTAAATACTTCTCTTTATCAAGAGGATGGTTAATAATAAATGTTTTCGCAGAATTATCTTGAAATATTTCTCCACTTGTTTCACCCCACAGTAATAGATTATCTGTACCACCGACAACAGATCTAATTGGTTTTACAAAAAATGCACCTTGAATGTTAGTTGTAAAATTACTACCAGTAGCATTTAAAATAATTGAATTAACATGCTGAACTGTATTTCCAGCGTAAGTCCCAATTGCAATTGAATTAATTCCTTGATTTGTATATCCAGCTTGATAACCAATTGCTATTGAATTAATTCCTTGACCTGTAAAACCAGAACTATTACCAATACAAACTGAATAGTTATTAGCTGGACTATATTTAGAACAATCTTGTCCGATAGCAACTGTTCCTTCACCACAACCAATATATGAGCCACCAATCGAAACTGAATATTTTTTCGCGCCTCCTCCACTACCATCTGTACCAGTCTGATACCCTATGCAAATATTATCTCCTCCGTTATTTGTTTGACCTGCTCCGAAAGATATACAAATTGTATTTTGTGCATTATTATAGTTTACATTTCTCCCAATACATATACTATTTAAACCTCCTCCTCCTTGACTCATCAAACCAATTGATATAGAATTTTCTGCCTCATTAAGAGTCGTCAGAGTTCCAATTGAAATTTGTCCTGTTTTTGCCATAATTATTCTTCTTGTTGTTATTGAATCTGATATTGTTGCAGTTGTTGTATTTAATAATAGTGTCGAAGACCTATTAGATAAAGTTACCTTATCGTTGTATACCGAAAATGACATTTTATTATTAGATTTATTTATTATATTATTAATAAATGTCATTTTCGGTATACAACGATTATATAATTGCTGGTGAAGAAATATCAACATCACCAATTATAACTTCAAATTTAACAGCAGGAACTTCAATAACAACAAGAAGAATAATATCGTCAGATTCAACCGGTCAAGTTTCAATTGGATATGGTGCTAGTACAGTAGGAACATCTTCTGTTGCGATAGGGTTAAATACAGGTGGTGGAATTAATAGTGTATCTATTGGAGCAGAAGCAAATATAAATAATGCAACCTATACAGTTGCGATAGGATATCAAGCAGGAAAATCAAATAATGCAGGAAGTAATGTTTGTATAGGTCATCAGGCTGGTGTGGATGGTACAGGTTTGAAAACACAAACAGTAACTATTGGTAATTTAGCAGGTTATTATGGAGTTGAAACAAAGTCAGTAGCTATTGGTCATGGTTCTGGATATTCTGGTTTAGGCACAGAGTCTGTGGCAATAGGTTATTATGCAGGAGCTTCCGGTTCAAAAACTAAAAATGTCGCTATAGGATATCAAGCTGGATATACGGGTCAAGGAATTAATTCAATCGCAATTGGTTATCAAGCTGGATATGCAAATCAGCATGATAATTCAATTATTTTAAATGCACTTGGTAGTCCTTTTACAACTAACACTCAAAGTGCATTTTTTGTAAAACCAATTAGAAGTGGTGCATCTGGTGGTACTGATAAAGTATTACGTTGGAATTCATCAAGCGGAGAAGTATATATTGATTCTTCAAAAACATTTGTTATTAACCATCCTCTTGATAAAGAGAAGTATTTAGTTCACGGGTGTTTGGAAGGACCTGAAGCAGGAGTGTATTATAGAGGACAATCAGAAATAACAAATAATGATTCGGTAGAAGTTATTTTACCTGAATATACAAAGTCGTTCTCTCAATTTACAGTACAAGTTACTGGAATTTATAACAATAATAAAATAATTAATTATAATACATGTCAAGTTGAAGATGGAAAGTTTATGGTTTATGGTCGAAATGGTAGATTCTTCTGGTTGGTTCATGCTCTAAGAGTACCAATTAATGTTGAACCTTTGAAATCAGAGACTGTAGTAAAGGGTGATGGGCCTTATAAGTATATCGTTTAAAGTTTGTTAAATTCAAATGATTTCTATGCTCGAGTTCAAGGTGAATTATTTCTGATAAATTTACAAAATTGAATTTGCGAACAATCATAACCAATAATTAGTGTCACACCCAATGGAATCGAAGAATGATTATAATGATTATGATTATGATATATTTTCCAAGTTTACGGACAAGTTGAATTTCGATTATAATGCATGTGGAGATATATGCATTTCAACTGATTGTTCGTCTTGGTCAAAAGTATTGTTGAATAATATGAGACTTGATGATTACTTTGAATCTGAAAATACAACTCCTTCTTCAGAGTTTTTATCATTTCCAAATTTTGGTACGAAAAAGCGTGAAAAGAAGAAAAAGGAAACAGTTGAAGATTATGTTGATTTATGTGAATGTTGTAATCGTAAGCTCGATATTGACCGTTATATTCACAATAAGAAGATAATATGTTTTCAGTGCATGGACCAGATGAACAATGTATGTTTGACTTGTAAAAATAACGATACGATATTTAGAGAGAAGATAAAGGATGGAACTATAATGAAAAAGGGAAGAGATTCTGTTTATTCTGATACTGGAAAATATTGTCTTATTGAATACTCGAAGACTTATTGTAAGCCTTGTTATCGTGAATATGTCGATGATGAGTATGATAGATGTTTTAATTGTGGAATTGAATGTGAATGGGACCGTTACGATTATATTACAATGTGTTATGATTGTAAGTTATGGGGGTAAGTTACTGTTGAAATAGAAGAGAAATTGTAGTTTATATTTTATATACGAAAACGTATATAACATATGATAAGGGAGAGGATAATGTTTAAAGTACTGGGAAACCAAGAGCACCACCAGAAACTCTGATGATGTTGTTGTTGATAACAGTTACGATAAAGTCGTATGATTGAGGGAAAGGATTGAAACGAAGGTCACCTGTTGTTCCTAGGGCCAAGGCAGCGGCTACTGAAGCTTGAGCAGCGGCTGATGCTTCGGGACGGATAGAGACGTTTGTCAATTTACCGTAGTTAGTAGAACCCATTGGGTCAAGGCAGTAGAAGTCAAGAGAATAGGAGTAGCAATGAAGACCAGTTTTCTCAGGAATAGAAGGAGCGTGATACCAAGGATTGACAAGTGAGAAGTAATCAGAACCCATCTGTGACAAACGAGCAGTATTCTCGTACACGAGAGATGTTTGAGCAATGGGGTCATAACCTTGGTCTTGTCTGACTGACCAAGCACCAGCAGACAATGATTGAGGAGAAGCAGTACCATAAATAGACCATTCACCAGCGAATGTTCTGTTTCTTGCTGCAAAGAACAAAGCTTTGATGGCATGCGAGAAACGAATATCGTAACTGGGCTGGTTGTTTGTAACAGGAGCGAATGTTTGACGAGGAGCGGTTTGGACTTGTTCAATGAGGATATCACGAGGAGCACAGGCCATTCTCTTTCTTTCATCGTTGGAGACGATGGCATAGTTAGCCCATACACCAACATTTGAGAGTACTGGTGCGGTTGCAATGGGGAAAGCTGCGCCTGAACCAACGTGGGTGCTGACTGAAGGCTGGACTCTCTTATCAACAAGAGCACCAGCTGAGGGATTTTCAAGAATCAAAAGTTCAGTCCAGTCACGGAAAGAAAAGTTAATTCTCATTTCATTGTAAGGAAGAGCGGCGGTTGGGAGAGCTACACCGCTATCACGAGTATAGAAGAGGGGAATAGGAAGATTCAAAGTGGCTGCGGGAAGACCAGTTGCAGAAGCACCGAGAGCAGGCGCTCCACCTGGATTAGTTGGTAGAGTAAGAGTTGACACATTACCAATCATATTGTTATATCCTACTTGTTTGTTGGCTGGAACAGTGAACGCAGCCCAGAAGTCAAGATGGTAGTTATCAAAACGAGCGGCAACCAAATCATTAAAGGTAATGTTACACTCTCTGATAAGATTGTGCATCAAGTTAGCAGACCATCTAACCAACAATGATGATCCTGAAGGAGCATATGCTGAATTACCAACAGCAGGAAAGGTAACTCTCAACCAAGTATGAAGCAAATAATCACCAGCACGTGAAACGCTGACAGACCAATCTTGGCCGAATTGAGGAGTTCCAGAAGAGTTGGAAAGTACTACTGGAACTTGGGTAAACCAAGTTGATTTTCTAGTTTCGCGAACGAAATAAGCTGTAGCTTCGAGAGTACCGTAAAGGTATCTTTCAATTTCATCAAAGGTAGCAAGGTCGATAAAACCAGAAGTAAGGTTTGAAGTTGTCAAGGACATTTTATTATATACAAGATATTATTTTTAAATAAAAATTTATTTAAAAAAAATAATGGGCTTAAATGAAAAGATAAAAAAAGAAATATGTGTTCTAACGATATAGATATACTGGTCATAGACGACAATATAAGGAGACAGTTCGAGCGAGATTACAATGAAATACCTATATACCAAGACAGGTTGAATGGCATACTAAAGATACTGGAAACACCCAACTTAAATATAAGATTAAGAGAAATCTTATTGACCAATAGAGACCAAGTTGTCAATAAGATTCATAATTTAGAGATTAAAAGAGATTATAATTTCTATCTATTTGAAACATTGTCTATCATTGAAACTTACAAGGAGATTCTGAAGATACCTCTAAAATTGACCTTTATTGGCAAGCCTAAAAAGAGTAACGATGAAAAGAAAAACCTAATAGCACGATACTTATCTGTTGCTAGGAACTACTACGATATAAGCAATGTCGAAAACAAGGAAGATGAAAAAACATCTTTTTCAATATCATGTTCGAACTGTGAAAATGTAAATAGTAATCTATTCGATATTATCGATAATAATATCTACATTTGTAACGTCTGTTTTAATCAGCAAATTGTCATCAAATATAATTCATCTTATAATGATATCGACAGGGTGAATATAGCTTCTAAGTATATCTATATACGAAAGGTTCACTTTAGAGATTGTATTAATCAATATCAAGCCAAACAGAATAATACTGTTCATCCTGATGTATATAGAGATTTGGAAAGAGAGTTTTTCCAACATCATCTTCTATTAGGTGATGAGAATACTCCAAAAGAGATTCGATTTTCAAGGGTAACCAAAAAGCATATTCACATATTTCTGAAAGAGCTTAACTATTCAAGTCATTATGAGAACATAAATCTAATTCATTATGTTATGACAGGAGTAAAGTCAGTTGATATAAGTCATTTAGAAGAGCAACTACTAGATGATTTCAATGTTCTAACTGAGTTATATAGCACAATTAAGCATATCAAAAGGAAAAGTTTTATTAACTCACAGCACGTTCTGTATCAGCTTCTTCGTAGACATAAATTCCCTTGTAATAAGGATGATTTTATAGTATTAAAAACAACTGATAGGAAGTGTTTCCACGATGAGATAACAAAAGAGTTGTTTGAGACTTTAGGGTGGAACAGTGAACCATATTTTTGAATTACAATTCAGTTTGATTTGTAATTTTACTTATTTCTAATTGAAACTGTATAACAATTTAAATTAGAACAAAAGCATCGTCGAATATTTTTTTACAATAGGGAGATATTTGTAGATATAATGAATTCCAATTAATTCGCGGTCTCCTTCCTTGCTTACGTTGGTCGTCAAATGTTTGTGTCTTATTAACCTTTATATTTTTCCATTCATCAGACACATATTTAAGTTCAACTCGATAAACAATATATCTAGCGTCAAGAAAGTATATTTCATCCCATTCAGAAGAAGGAGTAAACGATATTGGTCCATCTGATGTAAAACATTTACACTCTAATTTACCTCTTACTTTTGATAAGAGGTCTCCATTTTAATTATTAATCAATAAAGGAACTAATCGATTAGCTATTAAACTAACAATTGGAACTGATACTGCATTTCCAGCTAATTTATATAGATTCATATCTGATAATCCAGATAAATTATAAGTTGATGGAAACCCCTGAAAGTTAAAACATTCTCTTGGAGTTAACTTTCGAATTCCTTTATTATCTCTAACTATAGGAACGTTATGTCCACCAGAACCCATATTTGCAGTTAGAGTCGGGCATTCATTACTCTTATTTTCTCGAACATATACACGTCGATATTGATATACAGTACCTATTTTAATATCTGCATTCGATAGTAGTTCCCAAGTACTAGAACTGTTGGTATAGTAATATTTGTTTTGAATATTCTCTTCCAAAAATTCAGTTATTTTCTTTTTCTTTTTCTGTTCAAATTCAATACTGAACTTATTAAATACATCTTTTGATTTAATACATACTATGTATATCCTTTCTCTATTCTGTGGAATTCCAGTCAATTGTGATGTGTTCAAAATACGATAGCATACTGAATATCCTCTTGATTCTAGATTTTCTAATATTGTTTTAAACGTATTTCCATTATCGTGAGATACTAAATTCTTTACATTTTCCAATATGATACAGGCTGGTTTATGATGTTCTATAATAGATAATATCTTCCAAAATACATTTGACCTTTCATCGTTAAATCCTTCTTGATTACCAGCTATAGAGAACGGTTGGCATGGAAATCCACCGACAAGAATATCGTGACTTGGAATCATATTGTTTTCAATATCATTTAAATTAGCGCATGTTAATTGATGTCCGAAGTTATTATTATATATAGTTTCTGAATGTTTACTCATATCATTTGCAAATACAACATCAACTAATCCTGTATTCTCAAACGCATATGTGAATGCTCCTGTTCCTGAAAATAAATCAATCATTTTCAATTTAGCCTCTTGTTTAGCCTCTTTTGAATGTCTCCCACATACTCTTTTCCCATCACTCCTTACTAATTTAACCTTATATTTACATTTTAATCCCGTAGATTTAACATATTCTTCGCAAATAAGTATTGTTGTCATTTAATTATCCAACTAAGTTATTATTTAAATTCAATTTCATATTGTAATTTAAGGCTGAATCAAATAGTATTAAAATTAATAATGTGTGGAATTTTAACTATACTTTGCGAAAATGAACAAAACCAGCTTGATATGGTAATGAAAAGTTATGATATGTTGAGTAATCGAGGACCCGATTGTGGTACCTTGATTATGAATAGACAAATGATTCTTGGATTTCGTAGGTTAACTATTAACGATATGACTACAAAGGGCAATCAACCTTTTCGAGATGGAAATATCAGATTACTTTGTAATGGAGAAATTTATAATCATCGTGAGCTCGAAGAGACTTACGGTTTGCAATGCGAATCAAAAAGTGATTGTGAATGTATATTACATCTATATAAGATGTTCGGTTTCACAAGAACAATTGAACTATTAAATGGAGATTTTGCAATTGTATTAATTGATGGTGAAAGAGTGTATTTTGCGCGAGATTGTATTGGTGTCAGGCCTCTTTTCTACGGATTTACTAATGATAACAATTTTGCTGTTGCTTCATATGCAAGAGCGCTTACTGGTTTCTGTAAAGAAGTCGTTCATTTTCATCCTGGAATTGGAGAGTATTATAAAGGAAATATTGTAACAGAAACATATGCAGATATGTTTAATAATATTTCACCTTGCTTTTTGAATGTAAATGAAATACGTAAAACAATATATGAAACTTTAACAGAAGCAACAAAATTAAGATTAATGTCGGAAAGACCAGTTGCTTGTTTATTGTCAGGAGGATTGGATAGTTCTGTTATTGTCAGTATCCTGTGTAAACTGATAGGACCTCAAAATGTCCGAACCTATTCAATTGGAATGGAAGGTTCAATTGATTTAAGATATGCAAAAGAGGTTTCTAATTTCTTGGGGACAGTTCATACGGAAGTGTTATTTACTCCAGAAGAAGGGATTGCTTGTATTCCAGAAGTGATTAGAGATATCGAAAGTTATGATATTACTACTATTCGTGCTAGTGTTGGAATGTGGATGTTAGCACGATATATTAGTAAGAATAGTACTGATATTGTAATATTGTCAGGTGAAGGTTCAGATGAGTTATTTTGTGGGTATCTCTATTTTCATTATGCGCCGTCTGCAGAAGAGTTGGAAAAGGAGAGTTTTCGTTTGGTTGATAGGCTGTATGAGTATGATGCATTACGAGCTGATAGATGTGTATCATCTCATGGTCTTGAATTGAGAGTACCCTTCTTGGATAAGAATATGGTGAAACTATGTTTATCAATTCCTGGAGACATTAAATCCCCACAACAAAAGATGGAAAAGCACGTTTTAAGAACGTCATTTGTAGATTCATTTCTCCCTGATAATGTGTTATGGAGACGAAAGGATGGCATGTCTGATGGAGTTTCTGGTCTTGATAAGAAATGGTATCAGCATATTCAGGAGTATGTCGATACCATTATCACAAATGATGAATATGAACCATATAGGAATCGGTTTCCAAGCAAGGAAGCTTATTACTACAAAAAGGTATATGATGAACAGTTTCCAACCTATCAACCAGTATATGAGTACTGGTTACCAAGGTGGGTTGAACATGGAGGTGACCCGTCTGGTCGAATTCTAACGGTCTTTAATGAATAATTGAAATATGTGGTTTTGAATTTAAAATCAAATTCAAAATCTGATAAATGATATCTCTTCTTTCTGTTTGTAGTAATATATTTGAATTTGTTTTTTTAATATTTACTATATATAAATGGAAACATATGAATATGAAGAAAATAATATGGAAACAAATGAATATGAAGAAAATAATATGGAAACATATGAAGAAAATATGGAAAATCCATATGAAGAAAATATGGAAAATCAATACGAAGAAAATAATATGGAAACATATCAATATCAACAAAATAATATGGAACAAGGCATGAGAAATTACCAGAATTACTGCAATAGTGTTCGACCTGAGAGAACTCAGTTCGATAAAAACATGCAAAATATGTGGTGTCCTAGTTGTTGTGGACCTACCGGACCTACTGGTCCTACCGGACCTACCGGACCTACTGGTCCTACTGGACCTAATGGTAGAAATGGTAGATATGAAGGACTTAATACTGCTAGATACAGTTCTGCGGTTGAAGAATTGGATTTCCGTGGTAATGTTAAGGTCGCAGGTGTAAATTAAGAATCTAATAAATTAAATTGTTTTGCAATTTAATTTATCCAAAAGTATTTTCGCTCGAGATGTAAGAATACAAAAACATATCTTTATCTTTGAATCTATCATATATAATACTCATTGGTTCTGAAGTTGGAGGTAGTTGATTATCGAAGAATATAAAAATAGCTCGTTCTGAGTTCAATTTCATCCTTTTTCTCAGTATATAAATGAATTGTCCTACACTCAGTTCTTGAGGTACTAAATACTTACTTTTATCAAGAGGAGGAATACTAAGCCTAGATGAAGGATGAATTTCAACTATAACCGGTATTCTAGATGTAAACTTATTCATTATGTTTTGAGCTTGTTGTAATCTGATTTCGAAAGTATGCTTTTTTTTAAATTCGTGCAAATCTTTATTCATTTATTATAGATGAATAAACAATTATTTTACCATTGATATAGATACTAATAATATATTTAAATACACTCATACTCAACCGTATGCTTTATCAAATATAACACATATCAGTTCATAATTCATGGGAGAAAATGATAAAGCATAGAATTCTAACTCTATAGCGATAAATTCAGTTTACAAAAGATTTATGATACAATTCAAAAATTAAACTGTAAAATGATTTTTGTCTAAATAAGTTTGAATTTAGGTTTATTTTTAATAGTAAAATAATAACTAAGAGAAATGATTCCTCCTACCAAAGAAACGACTCCGACTTCCATCAAAAGATTGTTATTCATTTATATAATTTGAATTTAATTAAATTCAAATTTGAACTGATTTTAATTAGAAGAAACCAATTGAACGATATTTTCTTCTACCCTTTGAACATCGGCACCCATAATAGTATCTACAAGATTTCCATTAAGATAGAAGTGAAAGCAAGGTACTGCTTGTGGTTTCACTTTAAGTCTTTGATTTGGTAAACTGAGTTCGGCGTTCTCTTTAACAATACAGCAAACACCCTCTCGGTGATATTTGTTGTATAGTTCATTCAAAGGACCAATAATCATTTTACAAGGTCCACACCAACTTGCATAGTTATCAACTACGACTACTTTGTAGTTATTCAAATATTTTTCACGGTCGGCATTTGAAGTGATTTCAGGTAGAATAGAAGTTTCTACCTTTTGCTCGGGGGGAGCGAGAGTTCTTAATGTAGCGTAAGACATTTTATTTAACGACTATATAGAAATCTTTAAATGCAATATAAAATTATATTGCATTTATTATTTGATTCAAAATATGCTCCTACAACTACAACCACCTCCTCCGTTAACACCGCTAACCTGTCCTACTTGACCTTTATATACAGCACCATTCTCAACGCCGTTATTTACAGCGCCATTCGGTATAATGGCAGAACCATATAATACATTTTTACCATCACCGATGTAGTCTTTCCATTCAGGAAGAGACATAGTAACTTTAGGTTCATATCCCTCTGTAATTTCAGGTTCAAAAGGTTTACATGTCCAAGTATTTTTTAGAATAGAATAATTCATTTATTAATAAGAATATTAATAATAATCGTCTATAGTATGCATTCATAATTGGTTGTCAGTCTTGAAAATATAAAATGTAAATACCATTCAACTTTATTGGTAAAGAAATTAGGATATGATTATTCTAAATCAAACGATAATAAATTATTTTATTATAGTTTAAAATTCATCTGTATCTGGAAAGAAGTTGGGAGGTCGATTATCTCCAAAGATAAACAAGCCTGATTTATAGTATGAAGTACCACAGTTCCATCCTGAATTCCTTACATCTTGAAGGATACGTGTAACATATCTATCTGTATCAACTTGTTTCCGTAAGTTGTACTTCTTGAAGAAAGCACCCATGTCAAAGTAATCATTTTCGTCAAAGTTTCGAACCATAAGGAACTTGTAAATCTTACGCTTTAAGGTTTCATAGATAAATTCTTCTCGGTCTTGAGGTGTAACTCGGTCTCGTTGGAATTGCATTTATAACTACTGTATTATTTTTTAAGTTTTATTTGTTTGTATAATATAAAATGGAATCCAAAAGTGATATTGATATACTGGCTAGGATTAAAAGAAGAGGGGAAGTTGAATTGATTAATCTTTTATCAACTCCAGTGAAAAACAAATTGATTAGTGTTTCTGATTATGCAGTTCAACACAATATTGGAAATAAACAATTGTCGATGAATATCTTGAATAATTTAAGTCTTGAAGATATCTATCTAAATGTAAAACAAAGGAGAAATCTGGCTCTAAATTTATCAAAAAGCCTTAAGGTAATTAAGAAGGCAGAAGAGGGAAAGCAATGTAAAGATGTATTATCAAAATATATTACCTTTAAAAAAACATTGGGTTCAGGGTCTTTTGGAGAGGTATCTTTAGGTAGTTTGATACATAAGGTAAGTAATACTAATGTTTACAATCGGTTTGATTTTGCAGTCAAAATGGCAAGACAACTAAAAATTGCAATTTCACCTGAATATCATATTGCAAATTTGATGAATAGATTGGTATTAGACAATAGAGCTCAAAACTTACCTATTATGATGGATTCATATACTTGTGATAGATGTTCTTTCGGAGCAAAAACAATCACGACTAAGAGTGCTAAATGTATATTTTCTGTAAGTGAAATAGCAACAGGTGGAGATATGGTTGAATGGCTTTCTTCAAATCCAACTGAAGAGGCCCTTGATTCTGCCTTGTTTCAAATTATGGCTGGCATACATGCTTTACAACACTATTATTCGATAGTCAATACTGATATCAAGGCTCAAAATATACTCATTTACAATGTCAATCCAGGAGGATATTGGAAATACACAATATATGGCATGGACTTTTATGTTCCTAATGTCGGTAAACTGTTTATAGTTAATGATTTTGGAATAGCAAAAATATATTCACCACAGTTTAAATATTCAAATGAACTTAAAAAAAATGATTTAACGTCTTTAGGTGATAGGACATTCCTGATAAATAATAATAGATTTGATGCATTGAAGAATCCTTTTGTAAAGGCTGCAAAAATTCAAAAGTATGATTCAACTGTAGTTAGATGGGATGATGGTTCTACAATCAATATAAATAGAGTATTATTTAACCCTCATATAAACAAAATCATTTATAATCCAATATTAACAAACGAACAAAAGGACTTGATTGGTTTTGATTCTACTGATTTGAGATTCTATGATTCTCAATTGGCTCCGCCTTTAGAATTTATGGTTGATACACAGGATGTTTTAAGGCTATTTATTAGTGGGAAACGAATGTACCAGACATCTGAACACGTACGATATAAATTGAACCAACAGTTTATCAATCGAGTGAAAAGGTATAATTTAAATAGTGGTGCAAATACAAGTTATCATACATTCTTAATGACAAATGTAGTTCAATCGACAGACTTATCTAAGATGCTATCAGGATATTTCCTGATTGATTACTTTACCAAACAAGTCAACTATACAGTTCAAAAGAGTAAGGACGAGATTATTAGTCATATTAGAACGAGTTAGAAGCAATTGAAATCTAAATTGAAAATAGCAATATTTATATTTTTAAATACAAATATGGCAAATAATAATATGACAAATGAAATTAGAATTCAAAGTTTAAATTGGGATGTTGGTATTCATACTTCTTTTGAAAAGAAGATTTCCAATACACTACGAATAGCGATAGAAATGGGAACCTATTCAACCCAGTTCTTTATGGGTAGTCCAAAGAGTTATAATCGACAGAGAATATCTGATGATGATATAGAAGAAAGCAATCGAATGATAGATAGATTTCCTATGAATATCTTTACTCATTTCCCCTATATAGCAAATCTTAACGGTTCCGTTTCATCTTTAGCTTGGAATGGTGATTCTAAAATTGATGCTACAACCACTTTGATGTTAAATGAACTACAGTATGAATTATCTACCATTTCGAGATTGAATTCAATGACAAGTGGTGTCGTTATACATCCTGGTTGTTATCCGGACAGAGTAGTCGGATTAAACACTATCGCAAAAACGATAAATAAGATTGAGTTCAAGGGAAAAACAAAGTTGCTTTTAGAAAATTGTGCTGGTGAAGGTAGAAAGTTATGTAAAAACTTTTCAGAATTCAAAGTGATTTACAATTCGATTTATAAAGAAAAGTTGAATAATGTCGGTTTTTGTGTTGATACAGCTCATATATGGGGAGAAGGTCTTTATGACCTTAGAAGCATTGATGAAATAAAAAGAATGTTTATTGAGTTTGACAATGAGATTGGAATGAAGAATTTAACACTGATTCATTTAAATGATAGTGAAGTACCATTTGGTTCAAAAAAAGATAGACATTCAGTATTGGGAACTGGATATATATGGGGTTCAGATATATCTTCTCTAGTCTACTTATTGAATTATTGTAAGGAAAACAGTATTCCTATGATACTGGAAACCAATTGTATGAGTATGAATGTATTACAACAGATTCAATGCGAATAAAGAATAATTATATTTTATATTGTTAATCAATATAAAATTTCACGTAATATTTGAACGGTGTTTCTCTTTAGAAAAATACATTTATTCCGAAGTTGATGATAATGAATAAGTTGACGAAGATACAATAGTTAAACATGAATTCTTTTGTCGACCTAATTTCAGTTATCTCTGCTGGTGTTATATATGAATTATTTTTAACCAAACTTCCAATAATAGTGACCATAACGATTACAAGAAGGAATGCAGTCTCATTATATAGATAATCTTTCTTCTCCTTTTTCATCGCGGTTAAAATGAAAATGCTTATACCTGTCATAAATGACATACTTAGGATACCTTGATTGATGTTTTCAAACTTTGATTTTTCAATCTCAAAAGTACCGTTCTCATCATATATGCTGAAATAGTATGATATATAACTCATCAATATGGTAAAAAATAATAAAGATTTAACGAAAGCTAGCTTCTCATTTGTTCTGTTACAATAGTAGATAATACTGGTTATTACAACAGTAAAAATCAATCCAACAACATAAAGTGGTTTCCCACTTGTATCGTTATAATGATTGTATGTATAATCTTTCGTAATATTTTTAATTGTATATCCTGATGACAATGTCCCTTTATTTCCTAAACCATCATCATATTGCATAACGATTGATTTTCTTTCTACTATCTTGTCGAATACAGGGTCATACCAATAAAACCTGAATATCGAGAATGGAGTTTCCCCTGCAAGAAAGAATTTTTTAATCAATTGAGAATCAGTCTCAACATGATTAGAAATGAATCTTTGGTTATTAAAATTTATCATATCTTTCCAAGTATGGTCAACGTAGCTATCTTCAGGATATACTTTCAATTGGAAATTCTCATTTGCTGTATTGGGAATATAACGCCATATTTGCATCCAATACTTCATTGAATCATCAGTAGGATGCCTGATGAAGGGGTCTTTAAGATTACGCTTAATCCAATCTTCATAATTTAATTTGTTGGGGTCGTTAATTGTAGTAGGTGTTTTTAATAGATTTAGTTTGGCCAATAGTTCTTCCTTGATGAGTTTTTCTATCGAATCGGCATTTTGTACGTTGAAAGCGAGTCTTTCATCCATTTTTATATTGACTCCGCGTTTCTGTCTAACGTAGAAAATTACATTCTGAATAATTGTAAATATGATGATATAAGCGACTAAGTAAGACTTCAATTTGTCCATTTATTATACTTTAACCAATAATAATTTAAAAGAAAAGTTTTAAATGGAAAATGAGTATTTCAAATTTAAGAAAAATTACAAACGGTAAATCAGTATTTTATAACTCGCCTTTTTCAAACACTAACGAATTGGTAAGAACTGGTATTGATATGGAGAATAGCTTTTATCATTCGTTGCTACTAGCTTATGCTCAAGACTACTCTACTAGTTCAGTAGATGAAAAAAATGATATGGTACAACGGTTCATTGAGAGCATAACTAAAAAGGTACCAGAAGACGATTGGGAGCAACTCAACTCTGAATATAAACTTATTTCTTATAGTTCTGAAATTATGTTATCGCTTGCATCTTTTTATGAATATATAGAAACAAAGAAAAAACCCGAACTGGAAGCAATTCAAAATGTTATGAATAAACTTCGTATTGATTCTAATTTTGAATTATATGAAGCTATTTTTGAATTGCTTTCTTTCTCAAATTTTAAGGACGCGTTAAGGATGACTAACAGGGACTCAGCAAACGAATCTTTAGAAGATTATCGTAAGATTTTCATCTCTAATATTATTAATATCCTCAATAATTCAAGAGAGTTTAAGGCTATTGATATCGAAAAGAAAAAGTATATCATCAATATTGTTAACAACTTTTTGGTTACATTTTTTAAAGAGTTTGAAAAACAGTTATTTCAACAGTTCAAAACTAGATTGGTTGTTGTAGAATCGAAAGTAAATCCTTTTTTATTATCCGTAATATCTAGAAGATTCAAACGGGATATTTATCTTATTGATGGGACAAATAAACTACCTTATTCGGTAGAACAAATGGACGATAGAGGACGGAAAAGCATTCTATTATTAAGACTTGAAAATTCATTTGAATTAATAGGTAAAATTTTACCTAATAAAGAGATTGGATATGAGTTTGAATCTGATAATACAATTATAAAGAAGTTAAATATGTTTTTTCTTCATCCAGAAGGTGTAAGAAATAAGTATCCTGAACTTTCTCAATTTCTTTCTAATTCTGTTACTGCAAAATCACCTCGTAACTTATATTCATCAGATTCTGATGAAGAGGAAGACCAGAAAGCAAAAGTAAAGCATCGTAGAGAGTCTAGAAGTGAGCCTAGAAGTGAGCCTAGAAGTGAGCCTAGAAGTGAGCCTAGAAGTGAGCCTAGAAGTGAGCCTAGAAGTGAGCCTAGAAGTGAGCCTAGAAGTGAGCCTAGAAGTGAGCCTAGAAGCGAGAGTAGAAGTGAGCCTAGAAGTGAGCCTAGAAGCGAGAGTAGAAGTGAGCCTAGAAACGAGAGTAGAAGTGAGCCTAGAAACGAACATAGAAGTGAGCCTAGAAGTGAACCTAGATATTCTCAACCATTTTCGTTTAGTCAACATATCGAAAGACATAAAGATCCCTTTCAATTAGAAAGTAAAAATACAAGTAAGCCAAATGTTGATTCAAGAAGAGTAGAAAATCAGTCACAATCAAGAATGAATTTGAAAGAACTTATATATCAAAGCAGTTCAGAAGAGTCTGATTAGTTTCATTAATATAATTCAAAAATTATATTAATAAATGAGTGTAAAACCATATTATTCAACAAATGAACAATCATTCTTGTATGAAGATCCACCTGAATTCGTATATTATACAGATAATTCAAATTTTAGTTCAGAAAAAGATAGTATCGAATCATCATATACAACAGATATTATTATGAATGAAAAGGATACCATTGACTGCTATTGTATAATTCTATAATTGAGTTTCATTTTGAATTGTATTTTTATAAAATTGTACGGCAACTGGATGGGCAAATATCTTATCGTAATCAATAGCAATGATGCTTAAACCTTCTAATTTCTTTACTCTTGAAAGGGCTACATAAGCTTGTCCATAATCAAAAATATCAGTCAAATCAATTTCGACATAATCAAGACTGCTACCTTGACTCTTGTGAATAGTTGTTGCATAAGCAATCTTAAGAGGAATCTGTGTTAATCTCAAACATATATCATCACCGTCTTCAATATCCCAAATGAAATGAGAAATTGGTAGTTCAATACCGTTCAAAAATTTAACTATTGGAATATCATTTATAAAATCTACTACAATTCCTCTGCTACCGTTACACAGTCCGATTTGTAAGTCAAGATTAATGAGAAGCATCACTTGAGCGCCTATGCATAGTTGTAGATTTTCAGGCGCATTGCAATTCTTTTTTATCTTGTTAATAAAGTCTGTTGATACAATATCATTCATCTGTTTAATTTCCATAGTGTATTCATAAAATTCTCGTTCGTCTTTAGCTAGTCTATCTAGTTCCATATCATTTAGTTCGTCTACTTCAAAGTTCCTTGCATATAGTTTTGTTGGTTTAATGTCGAACTCGTTATTTAATACAGCTCCAATCCTAGGAGATAGTGTACGAATGACTTCTTCGTTAACAACACCAAAACGAAGGTAATTTAGGCAATTTTGAAACTCGCTATCAGATTGTCTTATGATTTCTGTAAAGATGTAAGTATCATGTATGCATTGACTCCAACTTGTTGCTTCAAAGCAGAACTTATCGGTGCCGACACAAGGTAATTGTAGAAAATCTCCTGATAAAATGAGTTGGATTCCTCCAAATGGTTTTGAATTTCCTCTAATCATTTTTGCTAGGCTTTCTAGTTTATCGAATAGAACAGGGTCAAGCATTGATATCTCGTCTATAATCAGACAACACAAGTCTCTCCATCTTTTTGTCCAGTTTTTGTTTGATGTTATTTTCTTATAAAGTCTTGATAGGTTCTCTTTTCCTAATCCTATTTTCAAGTAGGAATGCAATGTAGTTCCACCAACTAACAGAGCTGAAGTTCCTGTTGTAGAAGTGACAGCAATTTTCCTCTTGAAATTATATTCTTTAACATATGACTTAATAACTGATGTTTTTCCAGTTCCCGCTGAACCTGTTAGAAATACATTTTTGCCGTTTCTAATTGAATTGTAAGCTTTCAATTGCATATCTGTAAATTTCATTGTTTTATCAGGTCGATTTGATGCTTTACTTTCTGATTTGTTATCAGATTTATAATTATCCATATTAAAATTATATTGTTCAAAATTCATTATTTATAATTTTCATATAATGCTTTAATTAAATTCATTTTATTTTATATTGATAATCAATATAAAATATCATATTCAATATCTTAAAGATGTAACTTTAGCTTTTCCCATAAACATCATCTTAACTTCTTCTAACGTGGGTTCTGGTTTATTGTATCTTCTATTGACATAATTATGAAACTCCCAAAAGAATACGAATAGTTTCTCCCTTCCTGATACTATATCATCAAATTCATCATCTTTGCTCTCGATATAAGTTTGAGCATGACTTGAACATTTTTCGCATGGAAGCATTATTGGTATACCCTTAATAAATCCCTTCATTTTTTCAGCTTGAATAGGTGAAGCTTCAACTGGATATTTTGAAGCACCATTATGTAATGTAAACCAGAACGCGGGTCCAAAAACATCAGGAGCCGATGTACTTTCGTGCTCTTTTTCTTCATATATTAGTTTGAGTTCTTGTGTCTTTTTTAAATATTCTTGTTTAGATTGTAATCGAGTTTGAAGTTGAATAGAATAGTTTGGTTTCCTTTCTTTTTGTTGATTTTTGCTTTCGGTATAATACTCTCTAATTGTTTTGTAATTAGCCATTTATTATAGATTAATATTTATTAATATTGTTTTCAATTATATTAATTACAATTGAAAACGAAACTACTCTTCTGTCTTTTTTTCTATTACTCCTTTTTCATCGTCATCATCTTCTTCTTCCATAATAATAATCTCACGAATGAAGCATTTTTTCAGGTATTCATAGTTAATCCTCAATTCAATACTATTCAAAAAGTTCTTGAGAACGTTAAAATCAGGTTCACCGCAATACTGAACATCACACTTTATATCATTAGAATTAAAATCTGTAAATAACTCTCGTACTCGTTTATAGTTCAAAATAGAAGTGTCATGTTGTGTATTCATCTCTATTTCCTCCAAGCTTCCTAATGCCTTGATTAACTTAAAAGATGAAACAGAACCAACACCCTGAATATTGTTATTATAGTCAGTTCCACATAGTATACAGAAATCCAAGAATTGTTCACTTGATAACTCCAAATTTTCTAATAATGAGTTATAATCAACTCGAACACAAGTTGAATTACTAATATCTATTTTAGATAAGAAAAAAGGAGTTCCATATGCTAGTGTATCTGTGTCCTCTGATAATACAGCATCAACCTCTTTATCAATACAAAGTTTAGAACACATCTTTTCAGCTTCATTTGAAGCTATATAATAAGGAACTTGTAATATATCGAATAAGTCTCTTGTTAGTTCGTAATCATTAGAATTAATACTGATAATTTGACTCTTTTTTACTTTTAATTTTTCTCGTACAGCTTTTATATTGATTTCCTGAGGTTGATTTTTTAACAATCTCTTATTGTTTAAAGATGTTACCTTCAAATTGAACTCGATTAGAATATCATTAGCAACACCAGTCCTAGTGTATTGGACTATAGATTCCTCTATATCCTTAATCTGTTGTATCATATTCATCTTAACATTTCTTCTCTTCTCTTGTTCCTTTTGTTTTTCAATTGGAGCTTGACCATCGTAAATAAAGACACAATGAACCTCATTTTTACGAAGACAAGCTACAAGATTAATAAACGATATCAACCAAGAATCTCCACATACAGCCTTGAACTTATGCATATATAGAGATACGTCAATCGCAACCTTTTTAAAGGCATATTCAGATAAATGAATTACTTCAAAAGACTCTGGTGCTTTAGTCTTTAAGAAACTTAAAAAATTAGACTTGATTCCCATTTACTTTTACTTTTTATAAAACTGAATTTTCATTTTCATTTGAACTGCTTTAGACCATAAATTATATATGTATATTTACGTATCAAATTAAACTGGAAATAGGAAATTATATAAATAAATTGAACTGATTTAAATTTAAATTTCAATAAATAAATGAACGAATATTTTGTTTGGAATAATTATTATATACACAAGAGAATATTAGGTTCAGGTTCTTGTTCAAAAGTATATTACGGGATACATAAAATTAGGAATCAAGAGGTTGCTATCAAGAAAATAGCATTCGACGAACTTCCTGATTCAATGAAATCAAGGACAATTAAAGAAATCAATATTCTTCAGTCTATAAATCACCACAACATAATGAAATTATATGATTATAAGTTCGATAAAAACAAACTATTCCTAATAACTGAATATTGTAACGGAGGTAGCCTGAGTGAATGGTTAAAACGAGAAAGTAAAAATCAGACTGAAATTCTAAGTGTAATCAAACAAATACTAGAAGGATTTCAATACCTAAAAGATAACAAGATTATACATCGAGATATTAAACCACAAAACATTCTTATACAGGAACCACTTACTGTTAAGATTTGTGACTTTGGATTTTCTCAAACTTTCAAAGAACAAATCAATATGTTTAAGACTGTATGCGGAACTCCTTTATATATGTCTCCCGAAATCCTACATATGCAATCCTATACATTCAAATCTGAAATATGGTCTCTTGGTATATTATTCTATAACATCTTTTTTGATACTCATCCTTATGGACAACTTGAAAGTATGACTGATTATAGGGCTAAAATAGCAATAGAACCTTTAGTTCCTAATGTTACTATATTTGACCAAGAACTAAATACAGTATTTACAAAACTTATAAAATCAATGCTTTCCATTGAACCCGAAAGACGTCCTGAGATAAGTGATATTATTATCGCAATTAGGATAGCTGAAGAAGGAAGACACAATCATTTTGAGTTCGACGAGGATTACTTGAAGATTGATATTATCAATGAATATGACAAGAAAAGTATAGTATTAGAAAATATACGATTTGATAATTCTCCCCCATCTAACACTTTCTTAAATTCTCCTTTTCAAGGATACGAATCAAAAACAGAAAATAATATTGAGATATTTAGATTGGATAACAATTTAGAAAAAGGAATATTTGAGAATTACTTTAGTCCGGAAACAAGTTTAAAACCATTAAATCCACCACAATCACCTCCTTTCAATATGCCTTCACCTTCACAACTATTTGAACCTCTCAAGACCATTTTCAGTATGATGTCGAACTCGATTTCTAAATTTTAGATATTAAATCTTTTATTTAATATCTACAGCTATTTTCACTCTGTAACTTTATTTTTAGGACTTCTTTTCCTTCAAAACTTTCATCATCGCATATATTCATATTACAATCTAAATTACAACTGCTAATAAAAAGTTTAGATATAAGTTTAATACCAAATCACAATATTTGTTTTCAAGCGAATCAGAAGATATGAAGGAAGTCGAAGAGAATCTTCTGATAATTCAAAAATAATTAAATTCAAGTTTGAATTTAAAATGATAATCACATTAGACATCCTTTGCGTTAGGAACACAAGCACAGTTACAAGAACCATCAGTATAACTACCTCCTGGGCAAGCAGAACCACAACCCCAGTTATTAGGATTACCTTTTGTTCTATCATAATATCCTGGTGGGCAAAAACCTTTAGTATATCCTGGTGGAGGAATATCTCTATTTCTCTCTGGTGCCTTTGTTGTTGGACTGCTTGTTGGTGCCTTTGTTGTTGGACTGCTTGTTGGTGCATTTGTTGGTGCCTTTGTTGTTGGACTGCTTGTTGGTGCATTTGTTGGAACATTATTGGATATATCATCTGTTCCAGGAGAAGATGCCGAACTAGAAGATGTCGAACTAGAACCTTTTGTAGCAAATACAATAATTACAATTATTGCAATAACAACAACACCGCCACCTACTATTAAAATCTTTCTATCAATCATTTATATTATATAAAATATTTATTTTTTGTAAATAATTACAAGCCTTTTGGAAAGCATCTTTAGAATATCCAGGAGAACTCTTGTAATTGGATACTTTCATAGTTGAAGGGTTAGTCGTATACTGTTTTATTATTAGGTAAGCTAGCAATCTTGGTTATTTAATATATTCAGAAATATATGTCTTTTCTGATATTTTATTAATCTCTTTGAACTGGGTTATCGTTTGTTTACAATACTTATTTTTCATAAGATAATGATTCAATATAAATCACACTATATGTTTTTAATATATCTATTCTACCTGATTTCATCTTCTGATAGTTCGTTTATATCTCATATCATTTCTTATTAGAAGACATAATTAACCTTCTAGATAAGACCAAATTCTGTTGTAAAATAATCTATAAACCAAATAAGTATCTAAATTGTTGATTCATTTACAGTCTAGATTTATGTAATATTATGAAACATAATATGACATTATAATTTATTATCCGGAACAACTCAAACAAGGTTCTGGTTCTTGCTTTGACTCGTTATCTGTATTAGCTTTAATCATGTTGGGGTCTATAGTAAACTTAATTGCTCCGGTTGATGGTTTTGACCTGAGATAATACATTCCTGTCTTGAGTCCATTTTTCCATCCATAGAAATGACTAGAAGTTAATCTCTGATAATCAGGCTCTCCCATAAAAATATTAAGAGATTGAGTTTGGTCTACAAATGGTCCTCGTGCAATTGAACCTTTTAATGACCATATCTGCTTTATTTCCCACATTGTTTTATATATAGTTCGAACTTCTGATGGAATATCATCTATATTTTGGATTGAACCATCATGTGCAATAATCAAATTCTTCATATTATCATTCCATAATCCAACTGAAATTAAGTCTTTTACTAGATATTTATTTACAAGCACAAAATCTCCTGCTTGTGTCTTTCTAGTATAGATATTGTTGGTAAAAAATTCAAAGCATTCATTATTTCCTAATATCTGACTTGTTGATGCTGTAGGCATTAATGCTGTAAGGAGACTATTTCGTGTTCCAAATCTTACTACTTTTTCTCTAAGTTCTTGCCATTTAGAAGGATACATCAATTCACTCTCTCTTTTTTCCCATAAATCAAACTGAAACTTACCTTCAGAGAAAGGAGACCCGTCAAACGACGAATAGCTTCCAATTGTGGTTAAATTTGAATCTCTATCCAACTCATATTTACAAGGTTTCAATTGATGATACAATTCATTAATAGAAGAATCTGTAATCACTAACGATTCATCATAAAATTCTGGATGTGGTTCATTACTTTCTCTAAACCATTCAATCAAAGTTTTCATTCCTTGTGTTCGACCCATAGCTAAATCGTTAGAAGCTGTTACTGATGCAAGATAAATGGTTTCCATCATCTTGGAATTAAACGATACTGCTTCATCTGAATCATATGCAATTTTCATTAGAACCAATGCATCAGCTAAGCCTTGGATACCCAATCCAATAGGTCGATGTCTCATATTTGAGACACGAGTCTGTGGAACAGGATAATAATTAACATCAATCACCTGATTCAAGTTTATGGTCGCTAAATAAGCAATATCATATAACTTCTCATAATTAAACTGACCACCAGTTTGTTTATATAAGTCACTCCATCCTCCAATATGAACCAATTCTTCTGTCTCCTTTTTTGTAAATATTTGAGGGAAGGTAACTTTTTGAGTATGTAGAATCTCCTTTAATTTTGACAGGGAATCATTACTAAATTCAACTTCTGTATAATGTACATTATTGCTATCCAAATAACTCTTTGCATATCTACAATATTTACAGTTTGGTTTTGAATAGACAATCCATTCTCTCGTCATATCGAAATCAAAAGGTATAATGAATGATTTCAAAGCAATCGAAGCAAGATTGCAAACTGCATATTCTTTATGGTCTGAATATTGAACAATTTCATTACATAAATTTGATGATTTAATTGTTCCTATATTTTTCTGATTTGATTTTTTATTAACAGCATCTTTATAACTGATATACGGCATTCCTGTTTCAATCTGAGAATCAAGAATAGCAAGCCATAATTTTCGTGCTTTTACTTTAGTCTTAAATTTCCCTTCGTTTACATATTGCCAATAGAGGATTTCATAATTACTACCAAAAGCATCCGTAAGACCAGGACAATTATCTGGACTCAACAAATACCAATCTCCATCAACTTCAACTTGTTTCATAAATAAATCTGATACCCAAAGAGCCAAAAACAAATCTCTCGCTCTTTCAGTCTCAGAACCAAAGTTCTTTCGAAGGTCAAGAAATTCAAAGATATCAGGGTGATGAGGTTCAAGATAAATTGCAATTGAACCTGGTCTCTTACCTCCTTGGTCAATCCACCTTGCAATATCATTGAATACTCTCAGAAAAGGAACAAGTCCGTTTGACCTTCCACCTGTTCCTTTAATCAAACTGTCTTTCCCTCTGATATTCGACACATGAAGACCGATGCCTCCAGCCCATTTTGATATTTGAGCACAAGAATTCCAAGTGGTTGCAATATCACTTAAGTCATCGTTAGTTCCAAGGAGAAAACAGTTTTCACAAATCAATCCTTCCACATTATATGAATGGTCTTCATCGACACCAATAGTATATACATATTCAGGAGTCAAATCAGTTTCTGATACTCGTTTCACTCTTAAGAATTTCACATTATCTACATCAATTATATCTACAAAAGATTCACATAGAATAAAAGGAGATTCATTTTGAACTGGAAGACCATGCATACGAAACAAATGATACAATCTATTTTCAATCTCCTTATCATGTATTACTTTTGATTCATATTCTGAAAATAAATTCATAATATCATGTCCTTTGTAAGACGGAATTGCAATAAAATGAGAATTATTTAAATTTTTTACTTCTCTCCATTTTGGAACCTTATCATCGTTTGAAATTGACCAGAAACGATGATTATCTGTAACCTTAATAGCTTTAGTTTTATAGACTTCTAAGTTCATTACCTTTCTATCTCCCAAAGGGTTCTTATGGAGTTGAGATACCGTTTGAACTTTACCGGTATGAGTTACAAGCTTATCTCCAATTTGAATCTCTTGAATTTTCTTAACACCATCCATAGTCATCACCTCTGTATTTTCAACAAAGCAACTTGAAAGTTGCCTATGTTTTGAGAGTGAATTAAACAAAGTAGGACTTGCATGTGTATAATAACCCAGAGACATCATATCATAAGTTCTCTTAATCATTTCCAAACAATAAATAGAACCATTATGTTTTTGAACCATAATCGCAGTTCTCATAAGCATATCTTGAGGTCTCTCAATAATTTTACCATTTAACTTAAGAAGATAAGCCTTCTCCAAAGTTTTATAACCAAAGTAATCATATAGATAATCTCTATCATAATCAACCATAGAATCAAGTTGTTCGGAATTCCTGAAAATCCATTCGACATAAGACGGATCGATAAGTTCAGTTGACTCTGAAAGCAGTTTGATTTTTTCAACAAATGAATTTCTTGTCTTTTTATGAAGATTGGAAATCATAATACGACCACCAAGATATGCATAACTTGGATGAGTTGTAGAAAGATTAACACAAATTTCACTAGACTGATTATCAAGCTCTTCCGTTGTTATTCCCGAATAGATACTTGAAATAGTTTTTTGAGCAACTATAACCGGATTCAAAAATTTAACCTCTTTTTCAAGTTCAAGATGAGGAAGATTTAATCTCTGTAACTCAATCGGATTAATCAACTTAGCAATACGATAGGTAATCTTATCAAAATGGATATCTTGTCTTTCACCGTTTCTTTTCAATACATAAAACATTGTTCTTTTTATTAAACAACTTAAATGTTTAAATAAAATCAATTTAAAATACAAAGTAAAAATTAACTATTAAACAGTAATTCAGTTCCAATTATAACTTCAATATCAAGTTATAATTTAATAAATGAGTTCTTCTTTCTGCAGTAAACCATCGAATATCGTCGTAACCGAATCTAACAGTAAATGGAACTGTATCAACTTATCACTTTAAATTCGACCTGAAATAAATTGTGAAAATGGTTTTAACAATATGACAATGAAGATTAAATTGATAGAATAGAACTGTTTAGAAAATTTAAATTCATTGAATTTAAATTTATACTGATAAATATTTAAAAATCGTCACTTATATTAAATGTCGAATCTCTGGTTTTATTCAATACAGATGACTTCTGATACTGTGTTGGTCTTGTTTCAAAGAAATTAGCTTTTCCCTCTATCGAAATGCTTTCCATAAAGTCGAATGGGTTTTTAGCTTCAAAAAATTTAGAATATCCTAGTTGAACAAGTAACCTGTCAGCAACGAATTTAATATACTCTGTCATTGAATTGGAATTCATTCCTAATAATGAACAAGGTAAACTTTCACAAATAAACTTGGTTTCAATTTGAACTGCATCATTAATCATTGAATGTATATCAGATTCTGATAGTTTGTTATTAAGCATAGAATATAAAAGAACAGCGAAATTACAATGGAGCCCTTCATCTCTTGCTATAAGTTCGTTTGAAGCACAAAGTCCAGGCATTACATTTCTTTTCTTCAACCAGAAGATTGCACAGAATGAACCAGAGAAAAATATACCTTCCATAATAGCAAATGCAATAAGACGAGTTGCAAAAGAGTCATTCGACTCAATCCAATTAACGGCCCATTGAGCCTTTTCAGCAATCGATGGAAATTCTCTTACAGCATTAAATAGCATATCTTTTTCAATAGGATCCTTTACGATATTATCAATTTGTAGTGAGTATGTTTCTGAATGAATATTTTCCATCATTGCTTGCCATCCATAAGCAACAATAGCTTCTCTCAGCTTAACTTCTTGAGAAAACCTTTCACCTAAGTTGATATTAACTATTGTATCGGAAGACGAGAAGAAGGCTAAAATCATCTTGATAAAATGTTGTTCATTTTCATTCAGTCTTGAAAAATGTTCACTGTCTTTTGAAAAATCAATCTCCTCTGCTGTCCAAAAACATGCTTGTTGTTGTTTATACGCTTTCCAAATAGATTCATTCTTAATAGGGTATACAGTCAACCGATTATTTTCGGAATTTAACAAAAATTCATCAGTACAACTTGTTTCACTGTTTGAAACATTATTTTTTAATTTCATATCTAGATTTAGTCTACTTTCAATATCATTAGGCATTTTCTGTTCTTGAATCATTTTGTTTATTTATTAGAGATATTTTTTTATTAAATCATTTTAGATTAATAAAATGATTCATTTATATTCAGTATAAAACGAACCTCGAAATTTTGTAAAGATTTAAACTCATTTCAATTATAAATCTTTTTGATTTATATCATCGATGTTGATAACCTTATCTACAATTCTTTCGACCTCCATATCATGTGTTATAATAATCAGTGTTTTTCCTTGGGTTTTATCAGCAATCATTTGAAGAACACCAACCCTAGTCTTTGAATCCACACTTGTCAATGGTTCGTCAAATACAAATACGACACCATCTCTTAATGAACCTCTTACCAAGAAAATGACTTTTTGCATGCCCATACTAATATTGATGCCATTCTTTTCTACCATATTTTGTAGGCAACTTTCAGGTTGAAGTGTAGGTGGGTTGAATACTTTTAATAAATCGTATTTAATTAAAGTATCAATTACTTCTTTATCTGATTTATTATTTCCATATTTGATATTGTTCATAATGGTATCTTTTATGAGTAATGTTCTCTGATTAATGTAGTTAATATTTTTTCTGATTGATACAGGGTCAATTTCTTTAATATCTTTATTGTCTAGTAATATACGGCCTTTTTCTGGTGTATAGAAATCGAGAAGAAGTTTCATTAGAGTACTTTTACCTGAACCACTACGAGCTACAATCGCTATCCTACTTTTTGCAGGGATATCTAGATTGAATTCTTTCAATACATATTTTCCTGTTTTTCTTTCAATACCAACTTGATCTTCAACTTCAAAACTATTTACACGAGTTGGTTCTGCATTATATTTAAACCATACTTTTTCGAATTTGATGTTACCCTGGTAATTCTCTAAATATATAGGATATGTTGGTCTTACTGATAGTGCATACTTATTGTTTTCATCTTTAGTGAATAATTTTTTGGAAGAACGATTTATGTTTCCAATTGTAATTACAATAAATGGTATATCCTCAGCCATTGTATCAATACAAGATATATAGAAGGTATAGATAAGCAATGCGTTGATAAAGTCAGCTTTTGAATACTTCTTATACAGGAAATATAAACTCATAAATGCAAAGAAGTAGTTATTTACCCTTATTTTAGTTGCAAACATTTCTAAGTTCTTCATTTGTTCAATGAATGAATCATAGTACTCTTGTTCAATTTGATTATTTTCCTTTATCGTGTCATCTATTTTATCATTTATGTATGCATTAAACATATTGTTAAAACTCTCGTCTAATTTATTAGCCATAACTATATATTTTTCCATTCTTATGTTTGCAACTTCAATCAGGTCCTTATAAGAGGATAGACTAATGAACGTATTTATGATATTACCAAATACATTAACGATTCCTATGGTAGGATATCTGAATAGGAAGTACCCGTTGATTACTATCATTATGAATATGGTTGGTATTAGAGTTTGACATCCCCACAAGAATATGTCTCTTAAATTTCTGGTCATTTCTAGGATATTATTAACATCGTCTGTTATGTTACTATCATTAAAATTAGTTTCGTTCATTAAGATATAATTCTTGAATATCTTCTTTCTGATATAAGCTATAAAATCGGGTATTACCTTATATTCCAATCTGAGTTGAATGACGTACAATACTGATAGGACAACCCACACTAAACAGATGTTTTTTATAACTCGTAAAAAATCATCCTTACCAACATTAGCCTCAAAAAATTGACCATATATGAGGGAAGTAACTATAACACGTACAAAGTAGCCTACACAACAGATGAATATGTAGGAATAAAAGGTAACACTGTTCTCGCTTATATAGTCTTTTATAAGTTTAATCAACGTCATTATTGTTTATTTAATGTAAATATAAAATGTATATTGAAAATTGTTATTTTATTCAATGCTTGTAATTTAAATTTATCAAATTTAAATTGCATTACAGTATACTTTTTGATAATTGTTCTTCATCATCAATATCTGTCTGTTCAAATATCTCATATTCTTCTTCTACGTTAGAACTTATCTTATTGTTTTCTCGTAAGAGATTCAGTTCGACCTCAAGACCATTAATCCTTGTTGTTAGCATATTGTTTTCAGCTTCAATTGAACCGATTTTTATTATCAACATTTCAAGTGTCTTTTCAATTGATTTAATTCTATCTCCTTCAATAGTAATTACAGGTGATAAAGTAATCTTTTTAAAAGAATTGTTTGTTTTCGGTGGAAAAAGAACTTGCTCGAATCGTTGTTTCTTTGGTTTTTGAATTTCTAAGCAACATTCATTTATCCAATTCTGAATTTCAGCCTTTCTATCAATATAAAATATCCATCCCATAAAGATATCACCTGTTTCTTTATTAGTAATACTCGCATCGAAAACACCTCCCAAATTAGTTAATGATTCCTGATATTTCTGAAGTTTATTAGTAAATACAGCAAACGACTTTTCAGTATGATTTACTATTGAAATTACTGTTTTATTGCTCATTGTTTACTAGTTTAAATGTACCTTTAAAATACAATAATTCTATCTCTATTATAAAATATACTGACGAAAAGTTAAGGAATGCCTTGGTAATGAACTTTCTTTCTTCTCAATTTGATGAGTATAATATTTCTGAGAAGAACCACTCATTATAAAAATACTATTGCTTTTCAGGTTAAAATTATATGATTCTTCTTCGTTTTTTAAAGTCATCGTCCTTTCATCTCCATGTGATACACAAACTATAGTTGGGTATTCTCCGAAACTTAGAGACGAATCTTTGTGAGCAGGAATGAAATTATTTCCAGTTTCATAATAATTGATTAGACATGAGTTTATATTAAGACTGAATATGTTCAAATCATTTATATAATTTTGAACCTTATTTTGAATTGAAATTAGATTATCAAAATAAGGTTGTGATTCCCATCTGTCAAGTCTTTTTTTCCAAAGAGGACAAAAATATTTGTTTTCAGTTTGATACCACAATTGCTTTCTTGATACTTTTAATTTACCACAGTCACCTGATTCATAATGCCCCTCTCTATAATTTAAACTGTAAAGGAATGAAAGTTCATCATCGGTAAAAACATTATCCTCATAATAGAAAAAGGTTGATTTATCATTTAATTTATTGATTATCATTGTTATGGGTTGTACGTTCATTTACTTTTAAAATTTAAAATTTTAAATTGTATAACAATTTAAAATATCATTGTTTATTCTACATCATCTTCAATAGTAGGAGGACCTCTCATTCGTGTAGAATTTTTAGGACCGGTTTCAGTTGGATTAGACATGCCTAAACCACCCATACTACCCATCAAAGTTCCCAGTATACCGGTTAAATCAGGCATTTCTCCACTTGAACCTCCAGTTCCACCATTTGACATCATCTGTTGCATCATAGATGTAATTGCTGTCATATCAATTCCTCCAAGAGGATTTGGAGTTTGAGTTCCATCAGAAGAAGTTGCTCCTTGAGCACCTGGAGACATATTAGAAACCATACTCTGAACTGTTCCCATTAATGAATTGAGATTAATGCTTCCATTTTCAATTCCCTGTCCCATATCACTTACGAGTTCTGTCAATAGACCAGATGACATTATTGATGATATCGCTTGTAGAGGATTTGTTGAATTAGGGTCAATACAGTTTTCAACCTTATTCATAATATTAGTAAGAAATTCCTTTTCATTGCCTTCTCCTACATTTACATTTACACCACCTTCTTTTCTCTCTGATTTGTTTTCAATTACAGTTTTTAATAATCGAAGTGCATTCTCATTTGGATTAGTTCTTGCACTTAGATAAATCAAGTGCTTCCATATTGCTTCTTCTGTTTCCAAATCAACTGGTTTTACCTTTCGTGTCGTAGGGAAAAAAATACAACGGATATTAATATATACTCTGTCTGAATATTGAATATTATCGTTATTCAGTCTGCTTTTATCCTTTCCCATAATAGCATCGTTATTTGCAATGCAGTAGTTCGTAAAAGCTTCAATATGTTTCAATATTGGCTTATCGTGGGCGAATGTAGTTTTGGTAATCAGGTGGTGGTATAGTTTTAGAGAGTGCTGTGTTTCTCCAAAGAGCGAGTTCAAATCATTTACAAAATTGATGATTCCTTTAAAGGTAATTAGATTGGTATCTGATAACATTTATTTCAAAATAAGTTACCTTTTAAATAGTATTTCTTTCATTACAAATATATAAAATTTGAATTGCAACTCAATTCAATTACTTTGAAAAGTATATAGTCTTATGCATTGGTGGAGAATAAATATGAATTGAAAAACTAATTGCTTCATCATCATTTCTGATACTATGATATCCGATATCATTAGACATAAAACTATATTGTCCTTCTGAAACATCCCTGTTATTTATCATTTCCAATTCTCTCGTATATAATGTTTCATTCAATTTACCTCTCAATACCTTCAACCAACAACCATTTTTTGAATGGTCATGTGGTAATGTTTCATAACCTGATTTCCAACTCAAAATAAATACTTCGATATTAAATGACAAGTATACCTTATTTCTTGACAATCCTGATACAAGAGGATCTATATGATTTATCCAATCATCACCACTATAATTATATAGTATATCTTCTAATTCTTTAAAATTATGTCCATTCTCAATATGATTTTCAATTGAGTTGAATAGGATATTCAAATCTGTCATTTATTATTTGAATTTTAAAAATGAAACATTTAAATCTAAATTATAACTAATGGAAATGGAAGAACAAACGACTTTACAATCACATATATCCTACTTTTGCGACAGATGCAATTATAAATCAAAGTGTAATTTTGATATGGAAAATCATCCTTGTAACCCTACAACAACTCCCTTAGGAAATCAAGAAGAACTTGGGAATTTGAAATTCCTATTGTATCTCGAAAAATTTAAGAATAAAATGTACATCAATATAATTAAACGGAACACCAGTATCGATATCGATGATATTAACGTAAATGATATAGATAAGGACATGGTGATATGCAACGAGATAAAGAATAATATACCATTATTCTTTCACGATTGTAATGATAAGACAAGAACAATAAATAAGAATTTACAGGAGGAAAACAAGATTGAAACTATTAAAAAACATAACAGATACCGGTCAATCAAAGTTGTTACAGAGGGCAAAATAGAAAGTAAACAAGAGGGTAAACAAGAGGGTAAAGTTCAAATCTCAAAATTAAGAGAAGAAATTGATTCAAAGATTAATATTGAAGAGATTCAAGTTCAATTTACAGATATATTAAATGATATAGAACAAAACAAAGTTCAAACTAAATATAATAAACTTCTAACTGATTTGAAAAATAAAAGATTGAAACTGTTTCCCATCTTCACAATTCAAGACTATTCACAAATTATACAAAAACATATAGAAATACTTGAAGCTTGCTTCAAACGGAAAGATATTCCCGATAAAAAGATTAAAACTTTAGTTATGAAGAGCTTATCTCCTCTCGATTCTAGATTGATTTCTTATCCCAATTATCATAACACAAGCATCGAAGTTGATGAAATGGATATGTTACTAACAAGCATATCCAAATTAAATAGTAATATCGAAGATTATGTCCCTTTTGATAACGGAAGATTTATGAAACATCTTTCAAACTATAGCTGTGCTCTATTTTCATTTGACAATCTCATCAATCATATACTTTTCAATCCGAACGGGTATAACAACTATATATATGTCCATATGAAAAATGACAAGAAAAATGAGATATTCAGGTTCTATTATCTTGAGGCCATTTCAAAGGGAAAAAGGATATGGACTATGGATTGTAGACTTGAAGGCATTGTAACCAACATTACCAACGTCATTCTTTCTTATATGATTAACATGTTTAGAAAACTATACAGAGATACATTTCAAGACAATCATTACCGTTCAAACTACAACTCATATTCACAACTTACAGAAATAGACTGTGAACAACTCTTTAAAAACATCTTTATGATTGGACATAATAAACGATTCAGAACTTACCTAATGAATAAAATAATTGAAAAAGCAACTTATGTTCCAACTGAAATTGATAAATTCAATATGACAAGTGATGATGGTCTTCAAAAAAAGAGATATAACGATGAAATTGAAACAGATTTTGGTGAAATTATTAGCCAACTATTCGATAACATATCTTTCGAAGAAATAGTTGAATTATATAAAAATAAAAAAACAAGTTACGAACAAGCTACAAATTTGTAAATTGTAATTAATAATTACAATTTATAATTCAGGTCGATTATTCTTTTACAGTAGAATAATGGCTCTTTCCTGTGTAATGATTTCATTGCATTCACATTCGGTTTTGGACTCATAATAAGAATATAGTAGGTTATCAAGATGTTCTCCAAAATCTTCTGCAAAGACAAATACCATGGTTGACAATCCCAAGTCCATAATTTTGATTAACTTATGATGCAACTCAATATCGTCAAGGAACCATCTCTTCTCCTCTATATACCAAAAGTCAATAATATTGTTTCTCATCATATTAAGATTATACATAGATATCATTGTAGATTGAATCATAATTTTCTGTTGTTCAATTATGATTTAAATTTCAATTTAAGAATCAGTTTAAAGCAAATAAATATGAAACGGAAATCAGATGAAAATATTGAAGTTATAACTAAACGTAGAGTAAGGAGAAGAAAAAGTGAATCTATTTCAAGCAGTAGTAGTAGTTCAAGTGATAGTGATGAGAGCGAGTATATTCCTTCCGAATCATTAAGTGATTCTCCAAGTTTAGAACGAAGTGAGAAAAGTGATGTAGATTCTTCTTCTAGTGATGAATCATCGAGTGAATTCATAAAATCAAAAGTAATCAGGCGTCTCAAAATACAAGAACCACTTCTATATTCTAAATTTGAAGATGTTTTTCAAGAAGTAAAGAATAATGAACCAGATATAATTAATATCGTTTCTAGAAATTTACAGTTGAAAGATAAGGTGAAGTTGTTTCATCTTTTTGAGATATATAAGAATTCACAACCTCAGACTCATGACTGGTTTGATACAAGAAATAACATTAATAAAAAATTGGAAGAAGCAATTCGAAATCAAACAGAATATGATAGATATTCTTCTGAAGAACATAAAAGAATGGAAACACAAATCACACAATTGGAGAAAAATCGAACTAATAATATACTTCAAATAAAATACAAAATTTTGAAACTAGAAACAAATGAAGAAAACAAAAAAGTTATCTATCAAAAATTTCTAGAATTACAATCAACAAATAAGGACGATTCTGAATATTCAAAACTTTTAAACTGGCTTACAACTGTAATTGAACTTCCTTTTGATAAGATTAAAATCATCTCATTAAAAAATTCAATGACATCCTTTCTGCAGTTTGCATATCAAAAGATGGAACAGGAACTATTCGGCATGAAGAAAGTAAAAGAACAATTACTATTCTTTATCAACGCAAAACTAACAAACCCAAATATGAAACGGACTAATCTAGGTCTGATAGGGTCTCCAGGAGTCGGAAAAACATCGATTGCTAGACTACTCTCTAGCATACTAGATATCGGGTTTCAACAAATAAGTTGTGGAGGAGTTGACAGAAGCGATTTCTTTAAAGGTCATGATTATACATATGTTGGTTCAAGACCAGGGGAAATAGTAAATTGTCTAAAGAGAATGGGTACCAAAAACGGTATCCTCTTTTTTGATGAATATGAAAAAGTCGTATCCAACAAGTCTATTTCAGCCTTAATGTTACATATTACTGATCCATCTCAAAATTTTGAATTCAGAGATAACTACTTTAACGAACTCACATTCGACTTAAGTCATATATGGTTCATATATTCAATGAATTTGCCTCCATCAGACGAAGCTCTTAGAGATAGAATTTTTTATATTGATGTTCAGGGTTATAAATTCAAAGAAAAGATATCTATCGTTAAAGACTATATCATGAAGAAAACACTAGTCAATTCAGGTCTACGAGATACCGATATTGTCCTTGATATCGACGCTATCAAGTATCTAATCAATACATGTAGTAAAAACGATAAAGGAGTACGGAATCTAGAAAAGGTAATTATGGATATGGTAAATAAGTTCAAATTTTTAGAATTACATCAAGATGTCGACGGAAATTTACCATTCGATTTATCGTTTAAAGTAAATAGGAAAATTACATTTCCTCTATTAGTTAATACCGATATATTGAAAACCGTAATTCAAATCGAAGACCAGATAGATAATAATGTACTCACTTCTCTGTATATTTAAATATAAAATATTCGATATTTTATATCTATAAATGAACATTTGTGAAAAACGAACTGAAGATGTTGTTAATCAAAGGATTGTAGAAGACTTTATATTTGGTAAAAATTTTAACCCAAATGCAGTATCCTTTTTAAAAAAAGAAATAAGATTTTCTATAAACGGGACTAACTATGATTTTGTTGTTGATAAAACTATTGGTGCTGGTTCATTTGGAACTGTAGATAAAGTGATTGATAAAAAACATAAAGTATCTCTTGCTATTAAGTATACAAATGCTAACGATGAGAAAAATATATCAGATGCACTATTAAAAGCAAACTGTAACGTCCTTCAAATGAGATACATCGGTAAAAAAGACCTGAAATATGTCTATATCATGGAATTAGCCGATGGTGACCTTAATTCTTGGTTAGAGAGAAAAAAGAAAAAGAAGTTGAAAATCAGTATAAATAAAATTTTAGAAATCGCAGATGGAATTAGAAGACAAATGGGTTGTATTTTTTTCTATGATAATAATTATGTTTACAGTGACATCAAGCTTGATAACATACTGTTTAAATGCGATAATCCAAATCAACTGAACAAGGAGAGATTTATATTAGGTGATTTGGGTAGCGCAGTTCCAACCGGTAACAAATATCCTACTACATTTCCAGCTTGGGACCTTAGGTTTGATAGAACATTAAAAAATAATAACCATAAAATGGCCAGTTTGTCTTGGCAACTTGGAATATTATTGTTGTTATTTTACAATTCATATGATATTAAAGATAAATTGTATTGGAAAAATATTGGAAAACAAAGTGAAAGTTCAATCTTAGAAATTGCAAAAATCCTTGATAAACATTATGGTCATGGTTTTGGTAGATATTTAGACCCAGACCCAAATTTGAGACCTTCTATTTTTGAACCTTTTATTAAAGTTCATAATACCAAAAAAACTATTCCATCTGGTTCTTCTCTCAAATTATCAGAACGAACTCTCAAAAAAATGTTAGTAGTTAAACTCAAAGAACTAGCAGTGAAACTAGGTTGTAAAGGAAACCTAAAAGTAAAGAAAGAACAACTCATTGAACTGATTATAGGATGTGGTAAATTAAAAACTAAATCACCTATCAAATCTCCCCATAAATCATTACCAAAACAAGCTTCAAAATTATCAGAAAGAACTCTCAAAAAAATGTTAGTAGTTAAACTCAAAGAACTAGCTGTGAAACTAGGTTGTAAAGGAAACCTAAAAGTAAAGAAAGAACAACTCATTGAACTGATTATGAAATGTGGTAAATTAAAAACTATCAAATCTGCCCATAAATCATTACCAAAACAATCACATCTATTAACAGAAAGAACTCTCAAAAAAATGACTGTAGTTAAACTTAAAGAATTAGCAACAAAACTAGCTTGCAAAGGAAACCTAAAAGTAAAGAAAGAACAACTCATTGAACTGATTATTAAATGTCAGAAAAAAATATCAGTATTGAAATCGATACATTCTCATCATGCACCACCTTCATCAATTAAATTTACCCCTGGAAATCTAAAAAAACTAAGAATAGTTGACCTTAAAGAAATTGCGGTAAAAGTAGGTTGTAAGGGTAAATTAAACATCAAAAAAGACCTTCTTATTCAACTTATTATTAGTTGTAAATTTAAGAAAACTCCTAGTCCCCCAAAACATCAATCAACAAAGAAAACTTCTTCTCGTAATTCAGAACTACCTATAGGATTATTATCTAACATAGGAAATAGTTGTTATCTTGATTCTGTACTATTATCCTTATTTACAGTTCAAAATGACTTTGTTGATAGAAATATCCTAGATACAGAACTAACAAAAAGAAATATTTCAAAACTATATTGTATACCAAAGGGAAATCCAAAAATTCCAGAAATAGACCTTTATAATAGACAGCAAGTTCAAAATGAACTTGTAAATATCACTAAATCAATTCGAGGTAAACGCAATGTTAAACAATGTACAGGCTTGAGAGGTATCATTAAAAGTTGTCCAAATCCAGAGAATTTCCAAGATGATAGACCAAAAGATGCAGGTGATTTCTTGGGATATATATTGAATATGTTTGATACAGATGTAGCGGTTAAACAATTTGATATTTATGTAACCAATAATCTGAATGCTAAATTAGAAGATATACCAAAGTTAGATACTAATGTAGACAGAACTTCTAGTGTTGTTCATACTATGTTTTATCACGATATGATGAATATAGAACCTAATACACCAACTAGATTATTAATATCAAGAGTTGAAGATTCAGGTGAACTTGACCCTGATAATTATTATAGAGGATATAAAAGATTAATCACAGTTGTAACCTTAGTAGATGCTCCTTATTTAATTATCAATCTACAAAGGAATAATCCAGTGGGTGATGATACGATAAAAACAAAAATCATGCCTTCTAATTCAATTATAGTTGGAGAGAATATTTTATCACTATCGGCTATCGTTATTCATAGAGGCGACCGTTCAGGTGGACATTATACAGCTTATTTGAAGATAAATGATGAATGGTATTACTATAATGATATGGGACCAAGTATAGTTAAAGTTGGAAGTTATAACAAATTGTTATCATCAAACCCATCACCGATGAAATACGGAACACTTTACTTTTATTCGTAAAGTATTTATCTATTATTTAATTTTGAATTGGATATGAATTCAAAATTTGATTATTTATATTATTAAACAGCAGGTGCAACTACAGGTGTAACTACAGGGTCCTTTGGAAAATGTTTCATCTTATTGAGATGAAACTGAATACTGTAATAACGTAGTGGTTCTGTTTCCTTCTTAGGGTTGTATCCAAGAAGTTTCTGAAGTTTAGCATCAGGAATAATCTGACGACGGTCTTCAGGGTTTTGAAGGTTATTTGTCTTAATATAGTCGCAAATATACTTAGTAACCTCAACACGAGAATGAAGGTCAAAGTCATTCCAGCACGTAAACTTGGCCAAATCCTTTGAAATACGAGTTGGTTTCTGAAAGCCTGAAACCACTTTATTTTTACGGACAGATTTCTTGTTTTTAACGAGACGAAAAGCCTGTTTTTCTAGCAAGTTAACCTGACGAACTACTTTTCGTAGGAGAGTAAGCACTTTGTTCTTCTTAAATGCTTTATCTGATTCTGTTAGAAGGGCCAATTCATCAGAAACAAGTTTACGAAGGCTATCAAATTGATTCTGGAGTTTCTCTACAGGGTCAGCTGGCTCATCCGCTTTTACTTCTTCCGAAGTTGAAAGAACTTCAACCGACTCGACTTCAGCCTCAACATCTGATTCTGACTTAACTACTACTGGTTCAGGAACTACTACTTCAACTTCAACTACTGGCTCAGGAACTACGACTACAGGTGTGGGAGCAGGTACTGGTACTACTACTTCTGAAACAACTTCGGTTTCAGCTTTCTTTTTGCTTACGCGAGATTTGGGTTTTGTTTGACTTGACATTTTTTATATTTTGAATCTATCTTTAAATCTGTTTATATTGTAAGGAAAACGAACCTCAAAATAATAGTAATTCAATTATTATTAGAAAATTGTATATTATAATTTATTTTGAAAAATATATTTTATATTGTAATACAATTTAAAATATTATATTCTATTCATCGTTTAAATTCCAAGGATAATCTACATATCTTGTATTCGCCAATACTTCATTCTTATACAGAATTTTACAAGAACTATAATCTCCCTCATTCCAAATTTCATTCAATAGCAATATCCTTTCGCCTTTTATTTCGTAAAACCCTTCCGTTAATTCTTCTACTTCCATAAATCGTTTCATTATAAATCCGACCATTCGACATATCAACCCATAATCGGTATTTACATAATCATCAAAATTAGACGCATTCAGCTCATTCAAAATCATACCGATAATCTTATTATATTTAGAACATGCCATTAATCCTATTGCTAGTCCGTCATTTCTATTCACTCCTAATACACCAACAAATGTTGGATTCAAATCAGTCCTCTTTATTATATTATCAAATGATGTTAGAGGTTGACAATCAATATCAACATATATACCTCCTTTATTATATAACATCACCATCTGTAGTATATCCTTTTTATGTTGAGTTTTCATACATGATTCATATTTTCTCTTGATAACAGGATTCAAATCATCAATCATATTCAATATCATATTCGTATCATAAAGAGTATAAGCATATCCAACTGATTCATCCTTAATTTTATCAATAACTTCTACAGGTATTTTCTTATGATTAAAAGGCTTAATACAAACCTGAAAAATATCCTTTTCTATAGTATCTAACTTTGGAATCAATATTATGTATGGTTGATTATTGAACTGATAAATAGAATAATTTTTTAGACATTGAATATATTCTAATTTTATACTAAAATTTATAATTATTATATCATTAAAATTACGGCTTGAAATCATATTGAAAATATCAGAATAATAGTTATCTCCATCGACTACATTCTCATCAATCATAAATAATACAGGTTCCAAAAAGGAGTCGATTATACCACCTAATAAACTTACTGTATTAGTTCCTGTATAACTATATACTTTATTACTTATGATACATTCTGTATCAACAGAATTGATTATATGAACTTCCCTAAAATCATCTATTACTTTCTCTTCAAAACAAGTCTCAATTCCAATAAATACTTTTGGATAGGATAAACATAACCTGGAAAAAAGGTTTGATACCCAACTCGATTTAATACTTTTAGGTTCTACTCCTGTTATGGTCTTTATAGCATTATCAAATACAATATTTCTATTTGCAATTTGTTTTCTCCTCTCGATAGATAAAAATTTCAAAGATTGAAAATAATCATCTATCGTTAAGTTCAACTGACCATCAGGGGTTAAAAACTGCAAATCATCATATTCTATAACTACATTACTATCGAATTTATAATATTGATTCCAGGATTTAGGAATAATTGGTTTTGCCAATGTTGATAAAGCTAGATGTAGAGTTGCGCTTGTCTTACACCCCAAGTATCCTTCAATATAAGAAGGATTAAAAAAGACATAATGTGCATTTTTCATTAGATTCATCATATCTTCGGTCTCTATTTCAACATGAACATGGAAATTTGGAATTTCCTTTAAAAATTTAAAATAGGATGGACTCGTTTTCCATATAATCAAATGGAAATCAATATCTTCAAACTTATTAAAAAAGGCAAAAGTAAATGAGTTTGGAACATTAAAACGACCAACAAAAACTACTTGAAGTCTTGTTTTTGTTTTTATCAATTCAAATTTATCCTGTTCTGATATAATATTATAACAAGGCATTGCATAAGGCATTTCACATATCGAGTCTAGTCTATTATAAAACTGTCTTGTACCGACTTTAACTCTTGATTCACACCTAGATAAATGCCAATGATTAATTGATATGGTTTTTTCACTATATCTATCTTTTATGATAGAATACGATGGATTATCGTCTGTTATCAGGAATAAAACATCGTATTCTATCCCTGATTCTAATATGTCGCCCGTTTTCCATTCAATTGTTTTCTGAAAGAATTTATTATACCAACTTGAATATGTTTCTCCAATATGATATCCATCTGTAAAAGATGAATATATATGAACTTCTACATCATAAGTATAACAGTACTCTAATAAGTACCCTAACATCTCAAAATGGATGTCTTCATTGTGATAAATTGCAATCTTCATTTTAGAGATAAATTCTTATTTTTTAAATTTGTTTCATATTAGAAACTAATTCAATATGTAAATATTTATAAATTTTTGAATTGGTTTCCAAATCAAAAATACAATTAATAATTATTTCGACCATACTTGGTAAAAGTAATCTTTACAAGGTGCAAAAACAGTATCATCGCCGGCTTTAGAATATATGACACTAAATCCATTTTCTCCCAATACATTATCAATATATCTCTTATGAGAAAGGTCCAAATAGTCATTTTCCATAATGATTTTATTGATATTAGTTAATATATCAGGCATATCTCGTAGTATATAATAGAAAGCTCCTTCACAATCCAATACTAGAGTATCAAAAGTGAATGGATACTTTTGACTAAGAGTTTTCCACGATATAGTATCTACAGATATGTATCCAGTTGGAACCACATTTGATACAAAAGTCTTACAATCATTCTCCTTTTGAATTAACTTACGTTTTGAAAGAGCACATGATTCAATATGAAAATCAAGGTTATTTTGGTTTTTATTATGCTCAAGTTGTTTTGAGAATAAAGGATTTGATTCCATCGTTACTAGATTTGTATTGTTATTTTTATTTAATATGTAGGCTATAACAAGACTGTTTCTACCGATATTACCTCCTATTTCAAGTACATTTTCATTGCCAGTTATGAACTTACAAGACATAATCTGTTCTGGATATTCTTCATCAAAAGAACCATATTCCAAGTTCAATTTAGAATGAATATATCTCAATTTTTGATTTGGATCTTCAGATGTCGTTTCACCCTCGTTTTCAATTTCTTTTTCACCCTCATTTTCAATGTCTAAAAATCTATTTTCAAATTCAGAAACAACATTAGAATATGATTTAGATTTAACCCATTTATAATTCTTTTCAGTAAACACATTATCAAGCTCATTATCAAGAACAAAAAATAGACTTCTTAATGCTTGATTTTGCCATTCTTCTGTTTTTGGGTCACCTGGAATGATAGAGCCTCTTTTTCCAACAGTCTCTGTTAATGCTGCTAAATCATTACATATTACAAATGTTTTTGATGCTGCTGCTTCCATAGCTACTCGACAACAAGTCTCTGCAAATGTACATGGATAAAACAAAATATGAGATTCAGACCAATATCTATTTAGTGTCTCTTTATTCACCCACCCATGATTTGATACAGTTTCTGATTGTTTTTCCAATAATCTTCGTATCTCATCTATTTCATCCTTATCATAATGAAGATAGGCTAAATCTAGATTGCAAAAAACATTTAATTTTGATTCTGGATATCGTTCAACTATTTGTGGAAACATTCTAAGTAAATACAATAATCCTCTATTTGGAAATGAAGGATAAATAAATGAATATTTATTCTTATTTTTATCTACATAATCTTCAGTATCAATTCCATAAGAAATAACAGAAGTTTTATTTTTAAAGGCTGGAAATAAGCTTAGAAATTGTTCTTTTTGCCATTCGGATATACATAATACTCCTGATAATTTGTTTGATAAAGGCACCAAATCACCCTCAATTGCAAGGTCATGCAAAACCAAGTATAATTTAGATATACTAAAAGAACTGCATATGCTTATAAAAATATATTCAGTATAACGACTTACCAAACATATATCTATCATATTCGTTAGTGCAAAATTAATGAAATTTTCAATTGGAATATACGTTACATTATTATAAACTTTATAACCCTCCTGTTCACTCTCAACACAATTGCAAAATACTATAACTCTATTATTATTATTGGAAGCTAGCGTTTCGGCATATTGAATCGACCACGTTTCTGAACCTCCCAATCCTTTGGTCTTCAATGTCTCCCCATCCCAACTACTCCATCCACCATTATCAACAAAACAAATCAACTTCCTATCACTCTTTAATTTTGGGATTTCTATATTCATATTACTTTGTTCAGTTTTCATTTTGATATACAGGCTGAAAATAGCAAACCATTTTTTATATGTAAAATTGTCCTTTGAATTATTAAGTAATATTTGAGCACAAAGCAATCCTAATTCGTAATCTTCAAAATTAAAACATAATGGAAGGAGAAATTTAGGAGCATAATCATCTGTTATATTCTCTCGTACATTCATATTTTTATGCACTTTTTGAATCATCATTACTCTCTTCAAAAAAGAATATGCTAATTCATTGTTATTGTTATTCAAGTAATGATACCCAATCATAAACAACGGATCCGGTATATCACTATCTTTATTATAACATTTCATATACATATCTTCAACCTCATTCCAAGGAAGGTTCGTATTTCTTTCTGATATCAAAGCAATCTTGAAATAAGAATCATATACCTCCTCTTCAAAACCGTTATATTCAGCCTCAGAACGATGTCTGTAGTATGTTAAAGCATTATCCCAGTCTTTCAAAGAAAAATAGGTCTCAGCCAAATAGTATAGACTTCTTGTATCAGCAGGATTTTCATTTAATTCATCAAAAAGTAATTCCAAGTCCTTTTTCTTCCGTTCCATAGTTCTTTCTTTCATAAATTCAGAAACAACATCAGTAATTCGACATAAAGTGAATGGTATGCTTAAGTTCATATTTTTCTCAATTATTTCATGTATTTTATATTGATATCGCAATCCTCTCTCTGGTTTAGTTATCCTATTGGACGAATATTGAGTTTCTACATCAGATATAAATAATGAGAACGAGTCTGCTACATCATCACCTCTAGCTATAGCAAGAAAATCTCTTAAATAACCAGTAATAATATAAGTATCATCCAACATCAGGTTAAAAGCACATTCAGAACCGGCTAGTTCAAGCAACCTGTTTCGACTATCCCTAAAGTTAATAAATGGTTCCTGATACAATATTCCTTCCTTATCAGATAATACATCATTAATTATCGATATAGTATTATCGGTCGAACCTGTATCTAGAATTGTCCACCTATCCATATACGGCTTATTTGCGATAAGAATATCACGGAAACCATCTCCTGCATTCTTAACCATTATCATTAGGTTAATCATATTATCATATTCTAAAACATATCCTTTCACCGGATCTTCTTTTAACCAATTCTTAAATTTATTACAAAATTCAGTCCAAATTAAATTGGAAATATAAACATATTTTTCGAAATACAATATTTTGTGCATAGCATCCATATCAGTATCATTCTTTGAAATGATAATTCCAATCTCATTTTCAATCGATAACTCATATTCTATATTTCGAAAGTTATTATAACTAATGATATTTACCTTTCGTTGAGAATCATAGAGTGATAGATTTTTCCTTATAGGTTCAAGTTGAGAATCACGAGAAATGTTAATCATATAAAATGAATCAATTAGATTGATTGGTATGTATCCTCCGAATTTAACTTTCGAACAAAACAACTCATTTAACCCCAAAGTTGAACTCAATTTCTTTAACAAACCAATATCTCTGTCACAATAAGACACATTTTCTCTTACGACCATTGGAGATAGATTAACTTCTGCAATATTAAATTCATCTTCATCTACAGTATACGTCTTATTATGGATAATAATTTCTTTCATTTTTAAGCTTATTTTTCATAGCTATAAATCAAATTATTTTTGGATTGATTTTCAACATCTCCCTTATAAATGAGACTAATTCCTTCTTTATAGAAAAACATCTCCTTGGAGGAGAATTATCATCATAATCATTAATATCAATTTTGACCTCATTTACAATATGGTTTTCATCGTCATTGTCAATGTAGATTCCAGAATCAAGCTTGATATCTATTAGTGTATCTAACTTAACTTTTGTAAATTTAATCTGTTTATCACCCTTCATTTATTATAATTCAAATGAAGCTTCAAATATATTTATTATATTAGTTGTAACAGAACTATTTACGATTTGAATAAAAGGAGATAAGTTTAAAGTTGTACTTCAGTTCAAAGTAAGATTATAAAAGATAAACTCTTTTACAATTCAAAAAAGAAGATAATTACATATATTATTTATCTCCTAAAGTAAAAGGAGATAAGTTTAAAGTTGTACTTCAGTTCAAAGTAAGATTATAAAAGATAAACTCTTTTACAATTCAAAAAAGAAGATAATTACATATGTTATTTATCTCCTAAAGTAAAAGGAGATAAGTTTAAAGTTGTACTTCAGTTCAAAGTAAGATTATAAAAGATAAACTCTTTTACAATTCAAAAAAGAATATAATTACATATGTTATTTATTACACATATATCTTCTTGACAACCCCAATTACCTTCGTTCGTCCTTCTGATAACAAAATCTTAGTTCCTAAAGGAAGATATTCATTTTGATAAGCAAACTCAAATGTAGCTAATGCTTGGTCGCCAGTTCTTAATATATTATCTTCAAATTCTGTAGGCCGACTACTAGTCTTACTTATGATATCACTTAGTCTAACAGTCTGACGTATCGACAATCCATTCAATACTGGTGAATACCCAACCCTAATTGTTGTTGTATGAGAATGCAATATCTTTATATCAGCATCAAATTTCTTGATAAATAACTGTTGACTTATTTCTGATAATATAACATTCCCTCGACGAATACTCTTCCTATTAACTATCTTTTTTAAACCCAAACATATATAAGAACCATAACTAGCAGACTGAACAGGAACTCGTTTAGAATGAATAGACTTTACCGTAATAGATTCATACTCATTATTATTTGGTCCTAAAAACAACTTATCTCCAACCTTTATTTTACCAGAAACTAAATTTCCTCCAACAACAATTCCAATCCCTGTTACATTCCAAATATAATCGATAAAGAATTTTACATTATTATCAACTACTTTTATCGGTTCTTTTTTCAATACATTCAAGAACTGTCGTATATTATCAAACCCTTCTCCAGTTATATTTGATATATTAAATATTGGGACTATGCTTTCCGTATTCATCTGCTTCGCACAAGTCAATATGTCTTGTATATTATTAATTTTTACCGGTATCCTTCTTACGATAGGAGACTTCAAAATCTTGTTAATAGTAGTCATTGTATCTTTGTATACTTTCTCATTATCAACAATCATATCGATTTTAGTAATTACAAAAGCAAAGGGAATACCAAGTGTAATACATAAGAATATATGCTCTCTTGTCATTCTTAATACACCTCTATTCGCTCCTATCATTATAAAACACATATTAGGGGGAGATGAAGTTAAACCAAGAATTGTAGTCTTTAGATATTTCTCATGTCCTGCAAGGTCGAAAAATGTAACTATCTTTGAACTTGCTCTCACGATATCAGGCCAACTCATCTTTCCACATATACTACGATAGTTCACAATTTCTCCAGTCTCGTCAAACCCTAAGATTTGATGAGATATTGATGATGTTCTACCAGATTTGATTTCATGTGGATAATTAAATATCATCGACCGAGCATATCCTCTTCCGTCATCAAAAATACCGTTTACTATCGCACCTGTAAAAGTACTTTTGCCAGAATCAACACTTCCAGCAATAGCAATACTCAAATCAATATATTTATTATCGTTTCTCTCTCTCACCATAAGTTCATATATCTTCTTATTTGAAGAAATTGGAGTTGAAGATAATAGGGTAATTACATAATTATTCATTTGAGCAGCACTATTTAAGATCCTAACGGTCTCTTCATATTCATTCTCTGTTATTCCTGTAATCATTCCTTTATCCTCAACACCAAGATTGTATATACATTCACCATCACCTTCCTCTGTCCTGAATCTCATTTGACTAGATAATTTCTCTATCCTTTCTTCATCCTTATTTATCAGTTTCAACTTATATTCAATATTTCCATCTTCTCTTTCAGGTGGCATCTTAGTTTCTCGTATATTCATTATAAAATTTTATAATATCACCTTAATTTTAAGTTGCTAATTTCATAATTCACATAATAATATGCTATAATAAATGACACCTTACATATATTTGTAACCGATACTAATTCGGTTAGTAACTTGGCCCATTGTGAAAATCCATTTAGATTGTGTTCAAATCAACTCAGTAAATTTCTTCATATCGATAAAACATATCTTAAAATTAATTTTGATTAAAAGTTAATTTTTATTAAAAAGGAGAAGGCAAAAAGATTATTTTTGGAGGAGGAGGACAAAGTTTATTATTTATCGCAGTGATGATATCCTGTCGATATTGATGTATCTCTGGAACACTGTTTATCCAAACACTAACATCTTCCTTTGTCAGTTTTTCATATGGTATAAAGTTGGTAATATTATTAGTATTAATAGGACTAGAATAAAACATAGCACTACTATAGCTATCACCGATATCTGGGTCAACATAAGTTCCAACGTATTTCCAATTTATAGTGAAAATAAAATTTTTATATTCTGTATATTGTGGATATGCCATAAAACCATCTACAAAGAAATCAAATCTGGTATTATTTAGATTTGCTAGTTGGTTAGGAAGAGGAGTTACAGGAACTTCTGGAATAATAGGAACAAAAGGTATTACAGGAACATCGGGATTAACTAAAACATCGGGATTAACTAAAACATCGGGATTAACTAAAACATCGGGATTAACTAAAACATCGGGAGTAGGAAGAACTTCAGGAGTAGGAAGAACTTCAGGAGTAACAGGAACATCAGGAGTAACAGGAACATCGGGAGTAGGAAGAACTTCAGGAGTAACAGGAACATCAGGAGTAACATCGGGAGTGACTAAAACTTCAGGAGTAACTAAAACGTCAGGAGTAACTAAAACTTCAGGAGTAACAGGAACATCGGGAGTAACTAAAACTTCAGGAGTAACAGGAACATCGGGAGTAACTAAAACTTCAGGAGTAACAGGAACATCGGGAGTAACTAAAACTTCAGGAGTAACAGGAACATCGGGAGTAACTAAAACTTCAGGAGTAACAGGAACATCGGGAGTAACTAAAAC